ATATGCCAATATTCGACGATGCGACGCGTCAGGCCTTTACCGCCATCAGTGAAAAAGTGATGGTGAACTCACCAAGCGAAATGTTCGCTAATGCGGTGATATCAGGCTGGATTATCGCCACCATGGTATGGATGTTCCCGTATGCGGGTGGCGCAAAGATTGTAGTGATTGTGATGATGACCTGGCTGGTGGCGTTAGGTGATTTAGCGCATATCGTGGTCGGTTCAGTCGAGGTGCTGTATCTGGTGTTTGCGGGCACGCTGCCGTGGTACGAATTCTTCTGGCCATTTGCCTTGCCTACGCTGCTTGGCAATATCACTGGCGGTACGCTGATATTTGCGTTGATCAGCCATGCGCAGATTCGTAACGATATGAGTGAAGCGGCGAAAGCCAAAGCGCGTGCGGAACAGAAGCGGAAAGAGAAGCAAAAACAGGCGTAAGCCTGGTCTTAAATTGCTGATAGATTGAGCAAACAACCGCTGCATAGTTAAAATCAGGTTCGCGGTGCGCTATACTGCGCGCCCGGCGTCTCCTTAGTTAAATGGATATAACGAGCCCCTCCTAAGGGCTAGTTGCAGGTTCGATTCCTGCAGGGGACACCATATAGCAGTTCGCACCCATCCTTCTCCGTTCGCTAAAACCCCATTGCACCAAGCACTCACCCAAATTACCGTTCGCAATCGTTCGCCATAGTTCGTTGACAGCCAGGTTATTGGCTGGGTAAATTCTGGGTAAATCAATTTTACCCACCCGGATTTTACCCAATGCTCACGATTAAGCAGATTGACGCTGCAAAACCCAAAGAGAAGCCTTACAGGGTTGCAGATGGAAACGGACTATTCCTCTATGTGCCGGCATCGGGAAAGAAGGTCTGGCAGGTGCGCTACCAGTTCGACGGAAAAGAGAAGGTGCACACGATCGGGAAATATCCCGAGATTGGCCCGGCGGATGCCCGAAGTATGGCTTTTGAGCTGAAACGCGATTTGGCTGTCGGCCTGAATCCGGCCGTGAAGAAAAAACAGAAGGGAAAAGAACCCGACTCGTTTGGTTCAATTTTCGAGGAGTGGTACAAGCATAAGAAGCAGGTGTGGTCTGAAAAGTACGCCAATGAACTCAGGCGTATGTTTGATGATGACATCCTTCCTTATATTGGCAAGCTGCAGATGGATGACATTGAGCCGATGGCTCTGCTGAAGGTGTTGCGCAGGTTTGAGGATCGGGGCGCGATGGAGCGAGCCAACAAAGCGCGGCGCCGCTGCGGTGAAGTGTTTCGCTATGCTGTCGTTACCGGTCGCTGCAAATACAATCCGGCGCCAGACCTTGCTGATGCAATGAAAGGCTATCGCAAACAGAACTATCCGTTCCTGCCGGCCGACCAGATACCAGCGTTTAACGCAGCGCTCGCCACTTATTCAGGAAGCGTCATTTCCCGCGTTGCTACCCAAATACTTCAGTACACCGCCCTGCGCACTAAAGAGATGCGTAGCATGCAATGGACAGACGTCGATTTCGAGAACGACCTGATTACGATTGCCGCGGGCGTGATGAAAAATCGCAAGCAGCACGTTGTGCCGATGTCACGTCAGGTAAAGTCGTTGCTGAAGTTCCTGCACCCAATCACCTCCACCTCGGCATTCGTATTCCCCGGTCGCAATGACAAATCAAAATCAATCAGTGACGCGGCCGTGCTGCTGGTAATTCGCCAGATCGGCTATGAGGGGCTTGCCAGTGGGCATGGTTTCCGGCACCAGTTCAGCACGATTCTGAACGAGCACAGCTGGCCGCATGATGCGATAGAGCGCCAGTTGGCTCACGTCGACCGCAATAACATCCGAGGCATCTATAACCACGCGCAGTACCTGGAAAAACGCAGGGAGATGATGCAGTGGTGGGCAGATTATCTGGAAGGAAATGGGGCGTAATGCCCCCTCAAATCGTCGGCCTGTCATCCTCATGCATGGTCGTGATTTCGTGAGTCACCACTCCTACCACCGCAATATCTTCCAGCAGGTCATCCATCAGGAATGCGCCATCGTCGGTTATCAGGCGCCGCGGCTGAATCATGATCATCGCCCACTCATACATGCCTGACATATCGATCAGCACAGTGTCGCCGTTTACCGGGTAACGCTGCTTATCGATTATGCACCTGCGGCCGTTAAGTTCCACCATGCTGGAAGTCTCACGTGTGGACAGGATGTGCTGCAGCGGCTGCAGCAAAAACGTCACTTCGCCACTGGCAGGTCCGACAGTCTGGTGGTGTATGCTGGCGACAACATTTCTCGCTTCATCTCCCAGGATTTCTGGATACCCTGTCCTGCAAACCATAATTTCCCCTTCCCGCTCTGGTTGAGACCGTCAACGACACGCATCAGCGATTCGCTGTTGGCCTGTGGTTTGAATTCGTCAAAGAGATTGAGCTGAGACACGCCCTGACTGTAGAAGTCGCCCAGCATGACGCCTGCTTTCATATACCGGCAGCCGTCGCGCCATATGTGGTCGAGTCCCTGCATGGCAACCCGGATGATGTCGCGTGTGTCGTTAGACGGCGTAAGCAGCCTGCCCATAGCCTGATTCCCATAGAAAACCTCGCCTTCAGCGTGCGGGCTGGTACGAACGAACACCGCTACCTGTCGGCAATACTGGCGCTCACGCCTCAGCTTCTCGGCAGCGCGTTCTGCATACGAGCAAACCGCCTGGCGCATATCCATGTAATCGGTGATGCGTGAACCGAAGGAACGGGAGCAAACAATCTGCTGCTTCGTCGGCGCAAATTCTTCCAGCTCGAGGCATGGTTCGCCGCGCAGCTCACGCACCGTACGCTCCAGCACCACGTTAAAGTGCTTGCGGATGATGTATGTGCTCTGCTCCGACAGGTCTTTAGCGGTGATGATGCCCATTGCGTTCAGCTTCTTACTAATGCGCCTACCGACGCCCCATACTTCTTCCACCGGTACCAGAGCCATTAACTTTCTCTGTCGCTCAATGTTCGACAGGTCAACTACTCCGCCTGTCTGCTTCCATTTTTTGGCAGCATAGTTTGCGAGCTTCGCCAACGTTTTGGTTTGCGCGATACCGACGCCCACGGTCAGATGTGTGTCGCGCTTGATTCGTTCACGAATTTCCCGCCCGAAATCTTCCAGAACCCAACAGTTTCTCAAACCTGTCAGGTCCAGGAAGGCTTCATCGATTGAGTAAACCTCCACGGATGGCACCATTTTCTCCAGCGTTGTCATCACTCGATTACTAAAGTCTGCGTATAGCGGGTAGTTGGAGCTAAACACGGTAATCTTGTGCCGCCGGATTTCGTCCTTTAGCTTGAAGTAAGGCGCACCCATCGGGATTTTCAGCTCCTTCACTTCGGCGTTGCGGGCAATTACGCAGCCATCGTTATTGCTCAGAACCAGCACCGGTTTTCCACGAAGATCGGGACGAAATACCGTCTCACATCCGCAATAGAAATTATTAACATCCACCAGGGCGAACATTACCGTCTCATCGATTTTATCGAGTGCCTAACCACCCCGAAAATTTCAAACTGATCCGGTTCGGTAACGGGAATAATGGCGTGTGCCGTGTTCATAGGCTTCAGGTGAAGGAAAGGCTTGGTCATCAGTAGCTTTACGGTGAACTCACCGGAGATTGCAGCGACAATAATGTCGCCATGCTCGGCTTTGATTGAGCTATCTACAACCAACATATCACCGTCGCTTATCCCGCCATCAATCATTGAGTCGCCGCTTACCCTGATGAAATAGGTTGAGCTGGGATGGCTGACAAGCAGGCTGTTCAAATCAATGCGCTGTTCGACGTAGTCCTGGGCCGGGGACGGGAACCCACACGGCACACGTTCGATAAATAATGGCAACTCTAATATGGCGCGGATTTCCGCTGGTTTGTAAAACTTCATAGCTGTTATCTCAGTCAATAATCATCAGGATTTAAGGGCTTATGTTCAGGCGTGATGGGAGTTCATCCGTTTGGATTAAATACCTGAAACACGCGATCCTCACCTTCCGATGTTGAGATATCCCGGAAGACTGACTTGTGAGCCTCGATCCAGTTATTCGCTTGCCGTGGCGTGTAATGCCAGTTCAGGCGCTCAAGTTCACTGACAAAGTCGAGTGTACTTACGGTGTAGCGGCCAGCAGCATCGCGTTTGATAGCGAACCTGAAGGCGTCTTTGATTTCGTAGTCGCGGGGCATGGTCATCTCCCTCCCTGATAGATACTGTATATAAATACAGTAATATCGATCGGTGGGATCGATCAAGTTGATTGATGGGGGTTTTTGCGAAGGGATTGGCGGGGAAGGAAATTTAGGTGGGCGGGTGCGGAGTGAGTGACTAAGCTTTAACCACACATCCCGCAGCCTGCATGAAGATGGACGCGGTCTTGAGCTGCCCCGTCGCCGGGGCTTTTTTATGATTCAGGATTAGCTTCAAGCCCAGCTTTAATGCTATCTATGCTGGCTATTGCTTTTTCAGGGTCAACCAATGCCAACTCTACTAAGCTGAAAAGTGATTTTATTGCTTCAGTGTGGTAGGCCGCTGCGATACTGCCAGGATCAATAGCTCTTACGTCGTTGACCGTTTTGCCATCGATCGTTGTTGCGAATCGTGATATCGCATCAGGGAATGACTTTTCGATATCATCAGCTATAAAACCAATACCCCGTTGAGTTCTGGTTTCATCACGCCACTCCCATGAAGCGCCACGCCATCCAAGCACCGACTGAAGAGCATTAGGAACTGCTTTAATGTCTTTTTTCAGGCGAGCGTCTGAACCGTTTATCCAGTTACCGTTAATAGCGTAAGCATTACCTCCAATATCAAACTGCCACCTTTTAAATTGAACCCCATCTCCGAGCGTTAACACCCCATAAAGCGACTGATTCACTACTGCTTCTATGAATGTAGAAAATTGGGCCGTGGTGTTTGCTGTGGAATACATACTTTGGAACCATCCGCCCTGCGTGATTGTTCCGCTTGTTCCGCTCCATGGCTGTCTGGCAGTCATGTTGTTGCGTACAGTTTGAACTGCACCAGTGGTTAGACTTAGGTTTCCAGATGAAATGGTTACTCCGGAGCTAATTGTTCCGCCTGACTTTGCATCAACAGTGCTCAGTCTGCCATCATTGCCTGCAGCAAGAGTACCTGAAGTTGTGCCGGTATTCTTGAACGCTGCATCCCCAAGCCCTAACCATGTCATCACCCCAGAGAGAGTTTTCTGTCCGGTACCGCCGTGGGCTACCTCAACCACATCATTAACCAGATTTGCCTTGGAGTTTAATGTCGTGGTGATTCCACCCCACGCTGGCCCTTGCCAAGAAGTGCCATCTGGCAGCGTTACCGTAACCGTTCCTGTGCCGGTAAAAACCTGCTGCCAGTTAGTCTTATCCAAGTTCAATCCACGAATGGCGTATGTTACCTGCGCCGCTAACTGAGCCGTAATTGCTGCCATTGTCCCATAGGGTACAGGAGTCCACGACAGGCCTGATACGGATGGACCGGTATATTTCTCCATCAATGTCAGTGATGTGTTTGACTCGATCGACTTAACGCCAAGCGTGTAAGCCAGACCACCCACAGTGGATACCAGAAAGTCATTCACTTTTAATTCAGTAGTGAAACTTGTTCCTGTGCCTGTGACTGTTGCTGAGTTATTCGTTAATGCAATAGTGCCTGCTGGCATAGCTTTCTCCGGGCAATAAAAAACCCGGCGCGGTGGCCGGGTGAGAATGTGATTTATAATCAATTTCACTCAATGAAATAATTAGATCTAATAGATCTTTTTAATTCACTTAATTTATCAATCAATGCATGATTCCATAATCAGCACATCTCAATAAAAGGAATTTTTCATGAAAATGATTATCATTGTCGCTGCCTTGTCGTTTTTTATCACCGGCTGCGCTTCCAGCAATCCACCGATATGTACTAACAAAGCAAAAATATCTAATCAGCTATATGACATCGCAGTATTCAAAAAGGAGAACGGTCGTTATTTAGCTGGGTACCCATTTTACACTTGGGCGGATAGCTCACAGTTTGTCGATACCTCTGGCTGCGACAAGCTAAACCCCTAAAGCTTGGCGAAAATAGCTATCATATATATTTGTATAAATAGCCCCCGGAGGCCCACAAGAATACGGCGGGGGTCTCCCCTGCGATGGAGGCACTGAATAATTTGCTGATGAATAAAGATCAGCACCGCTTATTTCAAACTGCCCTGAACTATTAATGCCCCCGCTATAACAGTTGTATAGCGTTACACCCGTCTCAGGGAATGCAGGGTCAAATGGCTGGCTCACTACTACTGATACGCCGCTGGTAGAAGCTACTGGTTGGCCTGCATTCACTATGGCGCCGGTCATCATCTGAAGCGGTAGACAGTTGCTATGCCAGACCATCTGCCCGTTGTTGTACATGAAGAAACCGCCGGGTGGCACGTTCACCATTATCTTTGCAAAGACATAAATTCTTGTGGATGTCATTGCATACCCAAAGTTTGGTCTGAATTGCAGCGCCCAATATCCATTCTGAACAATTTCAGTCCACCACACGTGATCGAATCCGCTTGCTGCGGTGCACCTGTGAAATGCAATCATAGACTGATTTGCAGGAACATTTGTCTGGATTACTTGCCCAAATGATGGCGTGAGGTCAATAACCTGAGTGAGATTAAATGGCGTAAAGTTTGGCGCTATTTTGAAGACGGGAGGATTTACAGAGTAATCATTGTAAATAAAACCGGCGTAATTCAGCGTAGTATTGGCTGTAGCTGTAACAATAAGTTTGGACGCAACATCAACGCCGCTCCATGATACTGTTTGTCCAGATACAGAAACTGAATATGTAATCTGAGTGGATCCCGCTGACGTTCTCCCGCCTATGATTGCCGCGCTTAATGTAAATCCTCCCAAGCTATACGTTTTACTCCCAGTTCCGGTAATGGTTGCCACGTCAGCAATGAAATTGTAAGACATGGCATTTACAGCATCAAAAGATGTTCCATTAATAAATGATTGAAACCCTGCCACTATCTCTGCACTCCCATAGCACACACCAGTTGCCCGCTTGGGTTATACCAGGCGGCACCTCGGTTATCTACAACGAATTTTCCTTGCCCGGATACGGGGCCATTAAGCTCGAAAGAACCATCAGAGCGCATTATTGTCCCAGTCTGACCCGCGACATAATTGGCGGAATACCACGAACCAACCTTGGCAAGTGTTATGGATGCATAATTTATGAACGCATCACTGATAAATACTTGCCCATTTACGGCCGAAAATGCCAGCTGATAGCTGCCAGGATTGCTTCCTGTATAAATGCCAAACTGGTCAGCATTGAAGGCCACAGTTGATTTATATGAGCTGCCGGAAGGCTCAATGCCGATTGCCATACCTGCACTGTAATAGGTGTCACCTCGGGTTATGCCCATTCGCAGCGTGTATGAGGCCTTTGCGGTTCCATTATCGGTTACCGTGGCTGTCAGCTTTTCGTTAACTGCCGCATTCAGATCGCCAATCTGAGCCTGCACCTGCGTTTCAAGCTGCGCCATTGCCTGTGACACTGTCGCCACGGTCGTCCTGATGGTGATGATGTCTGACCTGACTTCGCCATTGACGGCGAACTGGTGATCTACACTGGCGTTGTTATCGAGGGCGTTCTGCAGCATGCCCTCGATATTGGTGTCGATTTTACCGGTCAGATTTTCAAAGGCTTCTGAGTCACGAATGGCGTCATCAATCAGGTCAATCATGCCGGGGATATCTGAAGATGCCTGACCAGATGCCTGAACAAATGATGAAACGCCAAAGGCATTTTTGGTTCGCACATACATGTAGTAGGTGGTGTCAGCCTTCAGTCCGTGCAATGTCCACTGTGACGCGCGACCAAGAAACTGAGCTTCATTATCAACGGCACCAATGCTGCTCGCCGGAACTTCACCGGTGTACCAGAATTCGAAGGATGTATCGGTGGTTGCTGACACACTCATTACCGGCACGATGTCGGCGGAGAAGATGCCAGGCGTCCATTGAATGAATGTCGGAGCAGAAGGTGCGCCGATAACTAAGCTCACCTGAGTCTCTGCGCCCTTCATACCGTTCTCATTGCGCCCACGCACGCCGAGTGAGTAGTTGCCCGCCTCCAGCCCATAGAAGTCATAGCGGAACTGGTCAGTTTCGTACTGCGCCACAACTTTGCCATCCATGCTATAGACATAGAGCTCGAAGACTATCTTCTTGGTGAGTGTTGCGGTCTCCCACGTCGCCGTTACCTGAATGGTCTCGCTGTTGACATTGATGATGCGCAGGTTCTCGATGTTCGGCACACGATAGCCGTTGAGCGTATCTCCGGGAGTATCGAATACCGCGCCATCATCAACCACGGCCTGCTTGTTAGGGTCGTATAGCGTCGCTGAGATGGAATAGACGGAGTTGTTCTCGTCTTCGGAAATTCCCATGATGCGGAACAGGCGCGGCGCGACTTCATCAGTAGAAATCACAAACACTGTTCCATCACGCACCCACGCTGGCGCAGTCTTGAGTCGGATAACGCGACCTGTGACGCTTGCGATTTCGTACTTAATGAATTTGCCAGTTGAGCCCATGATCGACATTTTGTCGCCGCTGCCGGCCAGCTCAGACACGTCAGCATCCACCGTAATAGACGTGCCGCTGTGCGAGATGATGCGGCCGCCGAGGCGAGTCGCTGCGTAGTTGTTATCCAGCACCTCAACAACATCGCCTGGAATAAAGCGAATTGCCTCACGCGCCATCTTGAAGGTGGTCTTCTTGGTTTCACGTTTGGCGGTTTCGATTAACCATTTGCCGGTGCGGAATGCCTGACCGCGTGACGTGCAGCCGAAAGCCTCCATGGTGGTTTCGTTGTAGCCATAGCGGTCAATCAACCCATCATCAGATACGTATTCCTTCACCTGAGACCAGCCGTTGTTCGGGTCAGTCCACGAAACAATTACTGCGTTATAGCGCTCTGACCGCTTCATGGAGCTGTAGGTAAACAGCCCATCAACCACGTTTGCATTGGTGATTGATGCAACCGGGTCTTGCGGATTATCCAACATTACGGAGAAACGCATGCCATCCCAGAGCGCGATACCACGGAACATGCCAGCGATATCATCAAGAAGGTCACGCGCGCTTTTCTGCTCGGTAATATAGGCATTAAGCGTGAAACGTGGCTCCTTGCCGCCAAAGCCATCATCAACAAGCTGATCGCAAAACTGCGAAAGCACGTACAGGCTGCCGTCATCGACATCAACATAGCCAGCGCGGCGTGCCAGACCGTAGCGCGTGTTCTTCACCAGTGCGCGGAACAGCCAGGCGGGATTGTTGGTCCAGGCCGATTTGAAGCCACCGGTCCAGATGCCAGTGTAAGTTCTGGCGATCGGGTCATAATTATCTGGCACATCGACAATCAGCCCGCGCAGATGATAGGTGCGCGAAGGGGTGTCTGTGTACTGGTCACGGTCAACCACGCAACCAGCGACGGCCGCATAGGGGTATGACAGGTTATCGTCGGTGATTTCGGTGAAGCTGTTCCAGATGGTGCCGTTGTTCAGCAGGTCGCTAGAGCTGTCAGCTGTTACGCGACGCAGGCGGATATCGAACGGCTTCGTTTCCGGCGCATCAAACAGGTGTGCTTCGAGATACTCGCCAGACTGCTTACCTGTGATTGTCACAGTCTTCTGAATTTGCCAAGCACCGGCACTGCCCGCACGCGTTTCAATCACCATCGTCACAGATGTTTCGTGCTGATTGCCTTTGGTGTCCTGCTCAACAAGGCTGGACACGCCGATGTTCATGCGTACGCGATCGACATCAGTGTCCGTAACCGTGCGCACTAGCGGTGTCGCCTGAGTCACGTCGGTGTTCACAACCGTGGTCGCTTCAATGGTATTGAAGCCGTTGATGGGGGTCTGCGTCGCCGTTCCCGGACGCCATGCCACGCTCACACCATTAATCGTCGTTCCGCCGAGAGAATCGGTGACCGGCGTCTTATTCAGCATGAACGAGGAAAGGTGCTGCTGGTCTACCGGACCCCATATTGGCCCTTCACTGATGAGGTCGAGAACGCGGAGGAATTGCTTCGATTTGAGGTTGTCGTCGATTAATTTTGGAGTGCTGCCACCGCCGCCGCCTGAGCCCATGCTTTCACCTTAACTAATTGAGATATTCCAGTCCTGGTTGTTCGATGTGTCGATGCCAAGGCTGATTACGTTTGAGCCAACAACCATCTCACCCAATAGCAGAGGAACCGGTCTGCCCTGCCCAATGCGGTTCTCCGCGCTGGTGAATGAGTTGTTGGTGATGGAATTGCTGTCCTGATCCGCTGATGAGCTCGTTTTCATGTGCGAGGTCATATAGAGCGAATAGGCGACTGAAGCGACAGTAACCGCGACCATAATCCAAACCGCCGCCACCGCCGAAATCGAACCTTCGACGATCGGCACGAACAACACCGTTGCGCCGTCTTTGATGTGCCTGTTCATGTGGAACTCGAGGTTGTCACCTGAGATGTCGTTGCCATCGATGCGCATACGAAGCCGGGTCTGGTAGAAGTCGCGTTTGAATGCGGGGCACTGAGCCAGCAACAGTCGAAGCCCCTGTGATGGGGTATCGACGTTTAAAGTGATTTGGCGGAAATGTCGTCGTAAATTCCCCGCAAATCTAAAGATGAGCATTGTTCATGCCTCCAGATGGAGTGGATCAGGGGTACGTGAATCTGACGAAGCGGTTCGCGGCGGCTAAGCCTGCCGTGCACTTCGTGATGCAGGACGATGTTGTCACCAAGCCAGATCATGGCGTGGCATGGGTCGCACTCGGGAAAGGCGCGGCGGATAATCACATCGCCTGGCTGAATAGCCTCGAAGCCAACCTCGTGAAATCCGTTGGATGCCATGTTCTTTAGGTAGAGGTTTTCACCGCGGACCCACCAACCGTTGGTTCTCTCGAAGTCGGGCAAATAAATGCCGCACAGATGATATGCGTCCCGAAACAGCGTGTAGCAGTCCATCACGCCATGCTCGAACCGGCGACCCAGCAAATGCGGCACAGGCCTAAATTTGCGTAGCTCTCCCCCGCTAGCCAGCCACCAGTCGATGCCGGATGCCAGTTGTGCAGTGCGATCGGCAGCGGACAGCACCAGTTTTTGCTCAGGATGAGAATGAAAAACGGCGGTGATTTCTCCCGCCGCTTCTGCTTCAAGCCAGTCCTTTTCGCCTATCCGGAAATTTCGCCCCGGTTCGGGATGTTCATTCGCGCAACGCCACAACCGGTTGCCGTCAATTATCAGCCCGCACACTTCATTTGCTGACTCTGCGGCATACGCCAGGCATTCAGATTCAATCATCAGGACACCTTAGCTGAGCCGGGATAGCCGCCGTACGGCAGCGCACTAGGTTTGGCAAAACGAAGACGGCATCCGCTGCGATGCTTGGAGCATTTATCTCGCGACATGTCGGAGGTTGGGTTGTCTTTCTCGTCAGCAACGGGGCCGCCGGAGTAACCGCAACCGTCTCCGCGATATACCCACTGACAGACGTCAGCCAGAATCGTACGAGCCGGGATAATCGCATTGTCGCAATCGACCGGCGTGGCTAGGTTGTAGGTCACCGTCTCGAAGGTTTCTTCCGCCATTTCCTCGATAACGTAGCGCGAAACAGCCTCCATCGTCGGATCTGCATTTGCGTTTCCATTCGGGAAATTGACCACGTCTAGATGCTTAACCAACACCTGCCGGCGCGTCACAACTGCACCCAGCGCATCCTCGAAATCGTGGTTGATGCCGGTTATCAGCCCGGTGATGTTTGCCACTTTCATCGTTGGCCGAGAATAGGTGCCTTCAGATTTAACCTCAAATCCTTCGACGGCGATCGGATACGCCGAGTAAGCGCGCCCTTGCCAGATGACATCGTTGAAATAACCGTTGGTGCCAGAGTGGAAGCGGAGAACGTCGCCGCCAAATGCCTGCAGGTCCACTTCGTACAGGTCGAGCATTGCGCCGACACCGGCGTCAACACTCTCTATGATGAGTTCTGCTGGTATATCTCTCATCTCGGCACCTGCTCAAAGGTTGCTGTCAGCTGGCTTAGGCTTCCCGTTGTTTGCAGTGACCATGACCGACACACATACAGCCCCTGCACGCCGGTATCCGATGGCGTCCAGTTGAACGACTCCACCGCCATGCGTGCCTTTAGGAATGCATCTGCAGCTTTAGCCGTGTTTGGGCGGCTGCACTTCGAATCGTCACGCCCAATAAACGTGAGAGAGTATTTTCCCATCAATGGGTTGATGCCCTTAACCTGACGCTGTTCATATCCATCGCCCAGCTTCACGACAGCTACATCAGGCGTGCGATCGCCCGTGAAGCCCTTTTGAGGGCTCCATGTAAAAGTTTCTGGCATGGGATTTCCTGTTATTTACGAGGTTGAAGCATGCCGCCCGGGCGAGTGCTCTGGTCTTTCATCTGATAAAGCGCGACCTGCTTCATCATGCCTGCCATTTTATTCATGGTGGCGTCGTCAATGCCGTTTGTGGTCTGAATGTGGAAATGCACTTCCTGCTGAATAGTGCTGCCACTTCCTCCCGCACCGCCAATATCCCGGTTGCTGATTACCGATCCATTGTCGCCGGGGATCATGTACTGGCTGCCATTGCTGGCTTTGAAGATTTCAGGCTTACCGCCTTCACCTACGCGGTACATGCTGCTCGCGCTGACGGGGCCGCCATGTTCGCGAGCACCGCCCATTGAGATGCTGCCAATACTTGTCAGGAGCGAGGCGCCAGCGCTGGCGATCGCAGCGTAGTTAGCGAATTTTTGCGCCGGTGTCAGTGCCGTGGGGTCTGCCATTGCCTGCGAGATAGCCAGTTGCAGGTTTAAAGCAGCCTGAGCCACTGCAAAACCTTTGCTTAACGCGAACATTGCTTGGTACGCGCCGCTGCTCTTTCCGGCGGCACCTGCCGCCAGGTTAGCGAGACCATCAAAGCCCTGAGATACCGACCCCACGATAGATGAAATGGCTTGTGACTGCATATTGGCTTCGTTCACTGCAATCTGCTGGCGTGCGTTAGCTGCTTGCTCCTGAATTGCAGTTTTAGCGTCTTCATAAAGCTGAGCATTTTGAAGATCGAGAGCCTGATATTTTGCCAACGCATCGAGCTTTTGCTGCTCACGTAAATCAATTTCTGCAGTTGGGTTTTGCACAGCACCGGTTTGGGCGTCAGGCATCACAGCTGCCGCTGCAATCTCCTGCGTAGCGAACTTTCTACCTTGCTCTGCCTGAGCCAAGTCACGCACGGCCTTGGCGCTATCAAAGGTTTTGGCGGCATACTCACCCGCCTGACGAATTTGCTCGTCGGTGGCACCTTTGCCTAGTGATTGCTGCGCACGAAGAATGGCCTGCTCTCTACTCATCTCAACTGTGGAGCTTGCTGCCAGCTCGGACTGCTCTTTGAGCTTCGCAAGTTTTTGCGCCACTGATTCAGATGATGCTGCCGAGCGTTTGTCCTGAGATTCGGCATCGGCAGCAGCTTTTTTCCGGTCATCTTCTTTTTTCTGTAAATCGTAATTCTCACCAGCGAGTCGCTTGGCTGCCTCAATCTGATTGGGATTGTTCGTTACTTTAGCTTGCTCCATGCCCGCTTTCGTAACGGCGCGTAGGCGCTCATCCTGAATTTTGAGCAGCTCGTTTCTCTGCTCAAGGTCGAGGATTGCGTCATCGCCTTTTTCTGTAGCGGGTGAAACCTGCATTGATTTAGGGTTGTAACCCTGACCGGCCTGATTGGCGCGATTGATCTCGTCCGCAGTAGTGCCAAAAGCCTTTGCAACAGCGCCCTGTACACGCTCCAGCGTCGTTCCACGCTCGATTAATTTGTCATGAATACCCATGGCCGCCAGCATGTTGTTGCTTAACGTAACCTGAGCGTCATCACGCAACTTCATCGTGCTGGCGAGCTTACTTTCTGTAGACTCGAGGTCGCGCTGTTTCTGATTTATCTGATCAGTTAGTTGCGCTGCACGCTGGAGAAGTCCATTCCCTTGCTCAATTGTGGTGCCGTACTTTCTGCCGCTGGCCTCAGCCTCGTCACGCTCTTTAGTAAGTGCTGATATTTCACTTTTAAGGTCTGCTACAACGTCCTGCTGGCCTCTCAATGCGGTATTGGCATCTGCGATCGTTCCGCGCAATGACGTGTTACTCATTGCTTTTAGCGAGTCAGTCAGTCGGTCTACGCCATCAGCGAATGAAACTGCTTCCTGTTTCGCTTGCTGGGCCTGCTGCCAGAAGTAGAAAATTGCAGCACCTGCAATCATAGCCACGCCAGCAGGACCGCCGACAAGACCCATTGCTCCACGAAGCAATCCGAGAGACGTTGATGCTGCCCGGGTTGCTATTACCGTAGCCTCTTGAGACGCTCGATATGCACCGTTGGCGGCTGTAGCTACTCCGGTCGCATCCGCTGTCGCTAAACGTGCTGCGCTTACCTGCGCTTCTGCCGCTGTGATTGCTGCTGCACGCGCCTGAGCTGTAGCTGCCTCCGCAGATGCTAGTCGTTGATTCAATGCCGCGGATGCCTGTTGAAGCTGGGCCATTCGAGTAGCAGTGGCGATTCGGCCTTGCTCTGTGATTTGCGATCTCATTCGCTGTACTTCAAGTGCCTTTTCAGACTCTATTTGCGCAATCGTAGTCCTTATTGACGAAGCCTCAGCTTCAGCCAGTCGCACTTCTGAAGCTACAGAGGCGTTTGTTGCTTTGAGCGTTGCAAGCCTTCCCTGTGCGAGCTGGAGGGTTTGAACAGTTGCAGCCTTCTCCACTTCAGCTAACCGCAGCTTGGCGCCAGCCTCTAATTCTGCATCTTTAGCAGCCACTGCTGATGCTTTAGCTGATGCAATAGTTGCGGCCGTGTCTTTTACTTTGGCAGCAGTAGCCATAGCCAGTGCGCCAGCAAAACGACTACCCATCACCGCTGTCAAAGCGACCAGAACTGTGCTGATGGTGTCCAGATTTTGCGAAAGAGAAATAATGCCTGTATTGAATGCTTTTATGCCGGTCGAAACAGTTGAGCTTTCACCGACAAACTTTACGATGTTGTTTGTCGCGATGGTCATCGCCTGACCCATGGTCATGGCGGTATTGGAGAATTCCTTCGCGATCTTATCGCTCTGCTGCAGCAACCCATTCACAACCACTTCAGTTGTCAGCTTTCCCTGTGCAGCCATCGCTCGGAGCTGACCAATTGTTACACCCAGAGAATCCGCAAGCGCCACAGCTAAGCGGCTTCCGTTTTCAGAGATAGAGTTGAACTCTTCGCCACGCAGAACGCCTGATGCAAGCGCCTGAGAAAGCTGCGTCATCGTTGAGCTTGCTTCTTCTGTGGTGGCGCCTGATACCGCTAGCCCCTTGTTGATGGTTTCAGTCAGGGTGATGAGATCTTGCGTGCTAGTGCCGGCGCTTCGAGTTGCACGCTCAAGACGGCCATAGAGCGTTGCCGTCGCCGTAAGGCTGCTCATGGTGCCCTGAGAAATATCAAACACACGCTGAGTAACATCAGCAAGCTGTTCAGTCGAGCGAACGGAGTTGGCTAATTTGTTATTGACCGTTACCCACTCATTGCCCCATTCAGCTACCTGATTGACTGACAGCGCCGCTAGTAAGCCTTTTGCTACACCAGTCAAACTTGATACAGCGCCTTCCATTGAAGAAATAGAGCGCTCGGTACGCGTAACGCTGGCTTCAAGGCGGTTCATATTTCCGCTTAGGCCATTTAATGCCGCATCAACCTCGCGCCGGGCTGCGATAAGCTTTGCTGTATCCATATCTACTTCATAAACAATGCTGCCAGCATTTACTGATCCAGCCATTTGCTTTTCTCCAGGCGTAAAAAAGCCCGCAAGAAGCGGGCTATTTGTATTTCTTTCTCTGAATTTTACTGCCTCAGAGCTTCCTTAATTTCATCAGTGTCAAACATTAGAGAGGTGGTGCCATCACCCGATGAGACCATCGCGCTCACATCATTCTTTCTAAATACCGAGTATTTTTGTGTAGGGCATGAGCTCTGCTTAACGCATCCGTACGGGATTTTATCAACCTCTGAAGGGTCAGAAACGCCCTCGTCGGTGGCGATAGGATCGCCAAGTTTGGTTTTGGCATACTCAACCGCCCCTTTATAAAAGGCCCCCTGAGAATCGACTACGCTTCCTCGAACTCCGATTACTTTACCGTTTACCGAGTTGACTGTGTAATCAGCTGCATCACCCAGCGCGGGATCTGGAGCTTTATCGAGCTGAATCTCAAGGAAGTGCTGCTTGGAAGGGATAAGGTTTTCTCGCTTAACTAAACCATCTTTTTTCAACTGCTCGGATTTACTATCAAGCTTGATGCCAAATGCATCTACGGCATAGTTACATCCAGCTAACATGGTAACAATCGCTAGCCCTATAATGATCTTCTTCAACTCTGTCACCCCCATTATTCAGCCCAACCTTCGGAACGTTTTTTCTTTTCAATTTTATCCAACTTACCAAAAGCTTTCTGCCGCTTAAGAATGATGGCGTATTGGCGATAACCGTGGTGTGCTGGCGCTATAAATTCGCCATTAGAATACATGTGAGGGTTTTGCTTCAGTGCCTGTATCGCAAGCGGCGCCAAAGCAATGTGCTGCTCGCAAAGGGCTATCGCTTTATTCAGATGCTTAGGGTCAGCGCGGAGTTTATAGTGTTTTTTTATCTGTTCTTGCAGGCTGAAGTGCGACTGTAGTATCTGATCGTGACTAAGGTGGCGCAGGCCATCTAGCCATTCCTCTTCGGTCATATCCCTATCCCAGTTGGTATCAGTGGGATAAATCCTAGCATGGAGTGGGCGCAAGATGGTGCAAAACCATAAGCACTGATCATCTATCAGGATGGCACTGCTACTTCATTACGCGTTAAGATTACTCTTATGCCAGTGAGCTTTTATCTGGTAATCCATCGTGATTCGTTTTCTGATGCTTCAAGAATTAAAGCCAGAATTAGACAAGAAGTAGCCTTCAATGCTTATGTTTTGGCATTTTTCTGATTTTTTGCTTCCCAAGCTAAAGGTTTTGACGCTTCTGCCGACTTGATCGTACATGCAGGTCGGCTTTAGTCGATCAATCAGATAAAACGATTAGTCATCGATTTTCAAGTAATGTAAAGTCGTCGAACTTTTTACAAGGAAACCTGTCGTATGACCACTACAGCATATGACGTAAAAAACAATTTAGTCGCCTGCGACACTCGTTGGTCTGCGGATTTTAGTCTCATTGACGGTAACTACATTCTGTTGGTTGACGACACTGGATTCAATAAAATTGCTTATCGCCCAGGTGGTGCAATTTTTTGCGCAGGTGATGGCAAGACTATCGAGAAATTGAAAAAATGGTGGTTGGCCGAGCCGTTTGACCCTGAAGCGCTTCCAGACCTTGAGCATGAACATGAAAAAAAATTCAAGGTATCTGTCATGGTTGTTTCTTCTGAGGGCGAGAAACTCTTTGATGCTGGCCCAAAGCAAGCCCTCGTTGACCCGGAAAAAGAAAATTTTATTCATGCAGTTTTCTCAGGGTCTGGTGGTGCTTTTGCCGGGCATACTTTCATGCAGTGCGGTTGCGTAAAAACATCTGTTACTGCAGCTGAAACGTTCGACCCTTACTCAGGCGGACAAGTTAAATTCTGTAACATTACATCAGGGGACAGTAACCTTGATGACGAAACGATGGACTACAATAGTATTATGACCGCAATGGATGAAAGGGGGATTCTGATGAAATACACAGGATTTTATGCAGCCAATGCAGAAAATGTGCAGACCATTCCGCTAAAAGAGCACCCACAATTCAAAGATGTATCTGCTCAACTCCAAGCTGGCTCAGTAAGAGCTTACGCCCCGATGGGTGGTAACGAAGTTGAATGGAACGCCGAGAGAATCAATAAGCTTAAAGCTGCTGCCCGAAAGGTTGCAGATATTGAGCGTCGCTTAAAAGCATAATTCTCCAACCCGGCTCCGGCCGGGTTTTCTTTACCCCTTTTCCAACCGCCTCGCCTTCCTCGCCAGATAGTCATCAGCAACCGAATCATATTCTTCCTTCGTGAAGCCCTTCTGCTCCGGAAATTTGGCAGTCAGCAGCAACTGAAAATCAGTCATCGTAAGCTGCTCCGCCTCTTCTCGGCTCATGCCAAGATGCGTTCTAGCTGCGCTGATGTATTCGAATGCGTTGAACTCACTGGATGCCTGCGCACCTTCGTGGCGCTGTAGTTTGCGCACTTTGGCCTTGCCGATGACACCATGCGCCATAAGCGATCGGGCAATGATGACCATCTCCTCCGGCGCCATCCGGCCTTTGCGATAAACGAAAGTCCACTTGCCAGACCTGCCCGGCACAATCTCCCCGGTCAGCGCCGATACATCTTGCGGTGAGCAAGCCTGAAGCACCGACATCGCAGTGACGATCGCTTTCTTACTGTATTGGGGCGAAGCGAGGTGTGATGTAAGCCAGGCGGGGATGGTGCCGAACGCTTTGAGCGCCTTACGCATCAATTCGCCTACTTCATCGTTATACAGGTCATACAACGCCTGCACGATTTCATCTGGCTCACCGATTCGCGTCATGTTGATGAACGACGGACGGAAGAAGTATTCATTCTCGCCGTCGCTAATCACGCACTCGCCAATTTCCTTCAGTGGCGTCATGTTTCCTCCATAAGCATTATCAAGGGCTGAATCCAGCCCTTTGGAATGGTTACGAAGAAGTGACTGTAACCACTGTGGTGCCGGTGAAATTTCCATCGGTCGAGGTGAACGTGATAGTCGCAGAACCCGCAGCCACCGCAGTGACCAGGCCGGTATTGCTAACTGTCGCTTTGGTTGCGTCCGAGGTCGTCCAGGTGCCGGTGCGTTCGGTTGCATCGGCAGGCTGAACTGAGCCGGTCAACTGGCGGGTCGCGCCAACAGCGAGGGAAGCTGTAGCCGGTGTCACGGTCACGCCGGTCGCTGGCACGGTTTCATCAGTGTCGAGAATATCAATAGTCGTGGCATCGCCAACCTTGAACTCGGTGGTAAAGGTAACAATGTCGTTCGTGCCACCGTCTGAGCTCAGCGCTGTAATGACCATGTAACCAACAAAGGTCACCGCACCAAACTCCATGCGCACCCAAATGCCGGGCTGGCGGCGAGCTTTAAGTTCAGCAGTAAAGTATTTAATAAAGCGATAAATACCGTACTGATCCAGCTTGTCGTTTTTACGCACCTCACCCTCAAAGCTGATGGTGAAATCTGAGTTGGTGATGATGCTCTCAACAAAGCCGCCACCGTCATCCGCATCGGAAGTTACTGTGTTAGGTGAGAAGTCCCACCCTTTGCTCGTTCCGGCAGCCAGCGCTTTCCATTCCGATTCCTGCGGCAGCGCATCGCTGCAGCCATCGGCAACTTCAAGCACAACGGCGCCACCGAACAAACGTTCGTTGCTGTTCTGGCAATCAGCCATGGGGTAATTCCTCTTTGACGTTTATTTAGCTGCCGAAAGTGGCAACAAACTGAAGCCGATAGACAAGTCTGCCTTCGGTTGTTTGGACGGGGGCTGGAATGCCGCCGAGGTTTTCCAGATAGCCGACACAGGCGTCAGCCATTGGGTTTTGCTGAACGAAATCGATGATGTCCTGCACGCGCTGGTCCACTGCACCATTGCCTGACTTCGCGCCGACTACATCGACGATGATGTAATATTGTCCGCCGAGTTGATTGCGAATAGACCCGCCGCCATTGGGACGAAACACCATAAATTTGTCGGCCTGGTTGCCGGTGTCGTTCCACACGAGCAACTGAATGTTGAATCCTGTCGTCAGGCCAGCATCATTGAAGAAGTTACGCACGCGCGTATGCATTGGAGGATTCAAAATGACATCTCCTTCTGCACAACGCGGTCGATAACATCGCGGCTCTCTTCGAACCCTTTAGTCAGGAATTCTTTCTCAGCCGTGGCGCGACGGAACCGCTGCGGATTTGCCGGGTCATGCACGTATGCGGCGTATGAAGCCGTGTAGCCAACCCTGCCAGTGATGCGTGCACCATTAACGACGATTTCCCTGAACTGGCTGTTGAGCAGATAAGACGTATCGATTGGCGTGTAGATTGCTGCCTGTGACGCGCCGACAATCATCGCGCTGGTGAGGGCGCGAACAACACGTCGGTCCTGAATGTTATCGATAGCGCGGTTAACGTTGCGTGAAACCTGCCTGATGCCTTTTACTTTCACGCCCATGGCTAAACTCCAGTGATAATCGCAAAATCGTCCGCGGTGCGCTCAAAGGTGTCTGCATAGCGGATCGCCTGCATTACCTCATCGGCACCGGCTGCAATCGGGTCGGGGTTGCCAGAGACTCCGATGAGAAGGTAATCGCCAGTGTCAGCCAGCGCATACTCTGTCCACACTGTGTTCTTAACTACCTTCTCGCCGCCGATATCGCCAAGCCGCTTTGAAAGCCCACCCTGATAATCGCAGGCAATAACCAGCGGCGCTTCGAACGCAGGGTCACCGTAATCATTGCTCGCGCCTGATCGTTTCCAAATCGTCGCCTGAGCGCTGTATGACCAATTGGCTAAAGATGACATGTCATTTCCTCCAGCTGGTCACTGCGGGCTTCTCAGCAGCAATTCGCGGGCAGTTAATCACCCACTCGCCGCCGCTGTTCACGTAGCCGGTTGTCTGCCGACCGCTTGAAGTCTTCACCCACACGCGCTCGAATGGTTTTGGTGGTTGAGATGCCGGTAGCCAGCTCATCGCTTATCACCACACATGCATCCCCCCTTACCAATCCAGATTCCGGCAAAAGCCTGTTGAGTCGGGTCGGCCGGTATCAGTTCAGACGCGCAACCGAACTTATCAAGACCGCGTAGCAATCCCAGAGAGCCCTTCCACCGATCGGCGAAGGAGCCGTAACGAAATGACCGCGACGCACCAGATGGGGCTGACTGAGAGCTGATGTATTTATCACCCTGCCCCAGCCCCATCAGTCCTAACAGGTACATCTGAATCAGTAAGGCTGTCGCTGGCGTGTAGTTAGCGTCCAGACATTCCTGAATGCTGTTCGCCTGCTCAACCAGCGCCGCGAGGATAAAGTCTGGCAGCGTAATACCCTGGCTCACCAGATACTCTTTTGCCTGTTCCTGGGTAACCATGAATACCTCTTAGCCCCGCCGAAACAGGGCATAAAAAAACCGCCATCGCGGCGGCTGTTATTCAGCAGGGAAAAGCTTTTCGAGTTCGCCGTCTGGCAAGAGCTCCGCCAGCTTGTCGGCGCCGAGGGTGCCTTTGTACTCGATGCCGAGTTCATCCAGACGTTTGGCGATCGCGTCTTTGCGTGCCTGCTTATCGGTGCCAGCACTAGGTGTTGCCGGGACCAGTTCAGTTGCTGCTTTGCCTGATAGTTTGCGCAGGTGCGGTTTCAACGAGGGATGGACGGTTTCAAATTCAAACACATCACCCTCTTTCACGCCGTGCCACGGCTTAATCACTTCGTATTTGTCAGCCATGATTGCTCCTTAATTCAGGTTAGCGCCGTAAACCACACCAGACAGGCCTTCGCCGTCTTTCTTAACCTGCAAGCCTTCAGCAGACATGATTTGGTTGTTGTAGTTGCTCTGAGGCATTGGGCGTGGAAGCGGAACAATACCGACAGCCATGCCAATCAGAGGCGATACAACATCCTGACGACGTTCATAGGCAATGAATTCGTTGCCGGTCAGCGCGTAAGTCATCTGAATAGATTCAGCCGGAATGAATTTGGCGATCGCATCCAGAACGGTTCCGCTCATCAGCGCATTGGTGCCACCGTTTACGTCGATAAGGTATGGCTTGGACAGGTTCGCCATAATTTCAGCACTCAGCCAGAGCTTGCTGTAGCGAGTGACCTTGTTGCGGCGCGCGTTGACACCAAATGCACCGGTCGGCCCAAAGAACGCCAACACTTGTGCAGGTGTTGCAGTGGTCAGGTCGATGTTTGCACCACCTGCGCCGCTACCAAGGTTGATTTTTGTGGTGTTGCGGTGGTTTTTCAGACCTTGAGCTTTGTAGCCATCAACTGAAATTGATGCATCACCGTTCAGGTAATAGTTCACGCGGCGCTTATGGAACTTGCGCATTTTTGCGCCCTGCGCATCAAGCATCATATCGATACCGACAGTGCTCAGGCCTGCTGCATGACGCCAGTTAACGCCATAACCGGCAGTGAACACCGGGATTGGGTCGCCATCGCTACCGTAATCAGTGTGGTCGAAGGAATACGGAGCCTGACCATCGATACTGATTGATACGTCGTCTGCAATATCACCTGACACGTTATAAAGCTTCGCGGTTTTCCCGATCGGCAAGATGGTTTGAACAGCCATCAGGTCATTGACGATTTCCATGCCAATTTCCTGATCGCGCATCTGAATAACCTGACGATCAAGCTCAGCCCAGAACTCACGCGCAAAGCCGCCGACGGCATTAGCCGCTAGCATTTCAGGGGTCATGCTGGAGCGATACGCATTCACCATCATGTCATGCTGCACGTTCCAGATATTGCGGTTCGCCCACAGCTCATTCCAGTGTCCGCGCAGTCGGCTGTTAGCAGCCAGTGTTTCAGCGGTAAAATACATTATCTATCTCCTGATTACGGGGTTACGGCAGCGGCAACAGTACCGACGCGCGTACGGACACGGATGAAATCGAAAGAGGCGGCAGCAATTGTCGCTTCATCCTGGCTGTAACCAATCACCGAATCGGTGTCGTCAGTTGCCAGTGTGAAGTTGCCATTGGTGCCGAGCTTGATCGGGGAATCCTTCTCATAGGTTCCCGGCACACAGCGCAGAGCGAGCTCACGACCTTCTTCGACGTAATTACCCACAGCGGAGTCACCAGCAGGCACTGCCTCGGTGATATTCAGGCCTTGGTGATAAGCAACGTCGATGATGTAGATGCGACCAGTCAGCGCGGTGGCTTGCGCAAACTCATTGTCGTCATTGATGACTGCCGCGGTGCCCGGCTGCAAAGCTGCAGCGGTAACGCGGGTTTCGGTCTTGTACAGAGACTGACCGTCGATATTAACGCGACGATAACGTGCCATTAAGCAGCACCTCCGAAGTAAGCAGCCGGATCAGGTGCGCCGGTTACGGGTGGATTCTTGGCGTTGTTAGTGCCGATATTGGTTGCTTCGCCCAGCTTGCTAAACATCTCTTTCAGCGGTTCACCGGACAATGCGTTTGCGATGATTTCGCCGTGCACCGCAGCCACCGCATCACGCATGGTTTTCTCTTCAGCGCGTGAGTTGGCTGTCAGTGAGTCTGAAATCTCTTTCTGGTTGGCCTGCAACTGCTGAATCTGTTCAGTAACAGGCTTCAGCGCTTCAGCGAAGTTCGCAGCGAAGCCTTTACCGATTTCAGTGATCAGTTCTTGTTTCTCTTCTGTGGTTAAAGGCATGTCGCCCTCCGTTTGGTGGTTTGTTGCAGGAGCGTCCTGCGGAGTAAAAAGGGATTTGAATTTGTTGGCAGCGATCGCAACCCATGATTCCTGACGAGCAACTTTTGAACCGGTATCATCGAATGTGATTTTTCCGCCGTCGCTGCTGTAACCGTAAACCTGTGCGTCGCCGCCGTTACGAATCACTATCGCCTGCGAATCTGTGAAGTCTGCAATCCACGCGTAGTCGTCTGGACCGGTTACAAACTTATCGCGAGCCGCCTGTTCGATGCGGCGCTCTCGCTCGCGATACGATTCGCCAACCAGTGCGCCAGAGTTGGCCTTCAGTGATTTGGCCTGGTCAGCATTTACCATTAGGCCAACGCCCTGTTCTGGCTGTGCGGCGCCAACCTCATGCAAAAGGATCGCGTCATGGTCCATAGCGTTAATTTTCGCTACCCACTCAATGCCCTGCGCCTTTTGCTCTTCGTTGGCCTCCAGTTGCTCAAGGAATACGGCGACGCTGGTATGAATCGGGGGAACATCTTCACCGCGTTCAATGGCCTCCACGCGCTCGAGAAGCTCACGACCGCCCTCGCTCTGGTTTGCTACAACGGTGTCTACCCACTTCTCCGCATAGATACGGTTGCCGGATTTCTTCACGTTGCGATTCCATGCCCCGATGTGACCAGCGTTGATGCCTTCTGGTGAGAAAGCGGAAACAAACTGGCCGTCTACGGTTGGGTGTCCAAGCGGTGCTAACGTGCCTTCCAGCCCCTGATAGTGGGCGTCGATTTCTGCCGCCGAATACAGGCCGCCGTTCATCACAACGTTCGCCGGCAGTGTGTAACTTGGCAGTACCAGATGCGCGCGGCCGTTATGCGTTTCGCGGCGAATAGCCTGACTGTTCACCTTTGTGGTGACGTTGACCTGCATAGTCATGGTTATCTCTCGATTAAGCCGCGAGCTTATGTCCGCAGCAGTGATGTGATTGATTTGCGGCGAGTGACTTCCACTGCCTGAATTCTTTCTGCGCCATCTCGACAACTTTCGAATTAACCGGGTTGCCTTTCGCATCGACAAGAACTTCAACCTGCGAACACTTGCAGTTGATCGCATTCGCGCCCGTGGCGTACCACGCCCTGACCTCTTCGACGGTGTAAATGTGATAGTGCCGGGCAGCATGGGATTGGCGGGTTGTCGGGCTTAGTGCCGAGTAGTGCATGAGCCGTATATTTAGCCCGAGGTTTTTCTTTGCCTCGTCCGCTTCATCCCATCTGGCCCTGCGCAGCGCTGTAGTCAGTTCTGTGCGAGCGATGGTGTTAGCCCTGCGCGATTCAATGCCAACCTGACTTCTAAGATTGCGAGCAACAAGTGATGGGTGAAGACCGCGACCCATGCCATCAGTCAGCACACGAGCCATGTTGCGTTTTGTCTCAGCTGACAGCCCTTTCATCTCCTCAAACTGGCGCGCATAGACTAGCGACATTCGACGCTGATACGGCTCGCTGAGCAGAAGTGACTGAAGTGATTGCCGGTCAGCCAAGTAGGTTGCTGACTGCTGCGAAAGGTTTGCAAAGGTCTGCGCTGTACCGCGCACCACCGCCGCCTCAACATAGGCCTCAGTGAACCAGTTGTGGCTCTGGTCTCCCTCAAGAAGAACGGAGTCCGTAAGCGCGCTGGCATCATTGAGCGTCATGGTGAGAATCAGAGGGTCGATCTGGTATTCGTAGCTGGCGTTAACGACGAGTGTTGCAGGGAAACGGTCAAGAGCGGCTATGTAGACTTTGCCAATCCGTTTAATGCGGCTGGCGAAATCCTTCATCGCCTTACGCTCTAACCGGTCGATGCCGGTCGGGTCTTGCTTATTGCTGGGCAGAATCGCCGGTTTGGGCGTTGTCGTCCTCTTCGCCATCATCAATCTCCGGCAGTGGTTCACTGCCGCCCGGTTCATAACCTGCAGCAACGCGAATTTCATCAACCGTGAAGACCTGCTCACCTGATGCAAGTGAGGTCTGGTTGATGGTGCTCATTTTGGTGGCGCTATCCAGCTTGTCAGATGGTGACTGCTCGTTGAGCTCATCCCACACAATGCTGAACTTGCCGACAGGCTTGATGATTTGCAGATAGGTCAGCTTGTCGACCATGTCCTCGATATCGAACGACAGGTCGCCACGGCGTGACTGACAGCGGCCATTGAAGTAAATCTGGTCTTCAGTGCTGGCTCGCTCACCTGACTGGTTACCGACGATGATGCGCGATGGCATGTCCACGGATGAGCTGAAGGTTTTCAGGTTCACTTCATACGTTGGCGACGGGTCAGCAACGGCTGATACCAGTGGCGTAACAGTCGCGCCTTGGGTCGTGAGCGTGGTGTCATTCCCACGGTTAACCTCGACCGCCACCTCATCAAACCGGGCCTGCAGCTCATTGACGCTTACGCCATACAGCGAGGCCAGATTGTTGAAGTCGATTTCTTTGTCGAAGTTAATATTGAGCTGGCGTGCGGCATTCTTCAGGAATGACTCACCCGAACCGCCTTCGACTTTCTCCAGGCTAACGCAGGCGTTATAACCCGGCTCAAGGAAGCCGATTTCATCATCAGACATATCACCGATAATCAGCACGCGATCTGGATGTATGTTGCGCTGTGCCGTGCTGCCGTCAGATAACGATTCGTTGTATTGCCACATCGTGATGGCGCCATTGTTGTCACGGCTACCAACCTTCAGTGCGCTGGCCCACACCGGCGTAATTTTCTGGAGCGCCTTACCTTTGATTACAGGCTGGTCCCAGTTTTTGCTGTCCCTGATGTGCAGGAGGATGCCAGCCCAGCGACCAACAAGGCGACGCGTGTCAGCTTTGGCGAAGGTTCGCCAGAATCGGTGAGTGAAGATCTGATTACTGGCCTTTTCCCACACGGTTAACTCGCGTGAATCGTCGGATTGTTCACCCTCGATTACCTGCGGATTCGTTTTCCAGCAGTTGGAGACGAGCTTATTAACTGCACCGTGAGCGATACCGCCGCGACGGTAGAGTTTGTACAGGTCATCAAACGTCAGTTCGTCTTTAAAGCCGTATTCGCACCATGCGCTTTCACGCTTAGCATCCAATCCCATGCCGGGGTTGATTAGCATGGCGCGCGCACGGGCAAGCCTGACGTCATTCAGCGCGTGATTGACGGCTAGCGTTAATTTGTCAGTCATGGTTTGTCCGTCGGTGGGTTATCTGCCTTGAAGGCGTTTTGGAATCATCATGCCCATCGTCTGAGCTTTGCGTTTGATGTGGCCGTCGAGACCGTAGCGAATACCATCCCAGCAGTGCTCATCACCATCTGCCAGCTTAGGCAGCACCTCGCCAGTGATGCGGTCGGTTTTGTATGACCACATACGCGCTTCACGCGCCACGTTCTTACAGCGGGGGTGGATGATGATTTCGTCAAAGCCACGAAGGTGAGCAATGCCATCCTCAACACTACCCTGCCACTTTTCAGCAGCTGATATTTTGAAGCCCTGACGCTTGAGATAGCTGATTGTTTCGGGTCGCGCGGAGTCGGCCTTGATGGGCCATTCACGCGCGCCGGGGATGGTGTCGTACAACGCTGGCATATGGTCTAGTTCGGTTTGCTGACCGTATGCCTCGTATTCGATGTAAAGCCGGTTATGCAGAATGAATGATCTGGTCAGCGTATTCGGGTCTTTTGCAAAACCGAAGTCAGCGCCAAAGAACAAACGCTCAGCCTCTTTCCACAGATCATCAGAGAATTCAGCAATACGATATTTACCGGCCAACACCTGCTTATCAGAGTTTTCGAGATAAGCACCCTCCCACACCCATGCATAGGTTGCTGGATCGAGACGTCGTTGGTCGTTCAGTCGCTCGCCTTCCAGCACATCAGGAAACCACGGGTTGTCGGTGTAATTCATCTCGACCGTTACGCAGTCGTCATCAGCCTCTTTGCGAAAGCGTTTATCCGTGGCGCTACCATCGCGCTCCGGGTTCCAAGTCACCCAAATCTCTGAGCCTTCTTCACGCACTGTCGGGCTAAGCTTCTGCCAGGCGATTTCACTGACAGATTCGGCTTCATCTACCCAGCACAACAGGATGCGTGCTTTCGACTTGATGCTGTCGAGGTTATGACGCAGCCCAGCGAAAACGTACGTCACCGTCTTGTCGATGGTGCGAATGTATTTTTCACCAATGTCGAAGTTCGAAGCCAGCCACGGAACTGACAGGATCGCCTGCTTCACTTCCTGCATGCTCGACTCTTCCAGCGAGTTCATGAACTCACGTGCACACAGGATTACGCCGCTCTCGCCATTCATCATTGCCTGATACGCCTTAACGGCCGTCATCAGTGCGAATGTGCGCGTCTTTGCGCTGCCGCGCCCACCATGTGAGCAGCGATAACGCTTACCGACTGCAGTGAACAGTGGAGCTAGTTTCGCAGGGATCGGAAGTTGAACGGCTTCACTCATGCTTTTGGCTCAACAGGTAGCAGCTGGATAACGGTCGGTTTGGGCGCCATGCTTCCATCAGGGCTTGAGTGTTCAACCTTTTGCCGGTTGGTGTACGCATCTCCCACTTCCTTTGCGGCCTGCTCCATAAGAGATGCAGCCAGCGCCATGTTTCGCATGTTCTCGGCCTTCGTCATCATTCGGTCAAGCGTTCGCAAGCGGTAAGCTTTGTTGGCGATAGGGATGTCGGTTATTTCGGTCTGAAAGCGGGTGCGAGTCGTGTTGAATAAATCGACCCATTTCTGCCCTAAGTTTTTAGCAATTGCCTTCGTCGGGTCGTAAGAAGATACCTGCTGAATGGTGATGCTAAGACCAAACTCTTGTTTCACCTGGGCGGCTATTTGCGTTGGTGTGTCGAAGCAGGCTAAAGCCTGAACTATAAAGGCTTTAACCTCCGGTGATAATGCAGCCATTGGTCGCCTCCATAGCTAACTTAATATAACAATTACGCCAGTTTCATTAGGCACGTTCCGCATGCCCTGGCTATGTCGATGTTTGACACTTCTGCCGGATTGGCAGCGGCATCAATAAGTGTTTGCACATCAGCACTTGCACCATAGCGGCGAACCACTCCGGTGAACTCTTCCACGTCGTGTCCACGCATGCATAGCTTGGGTAATCCTGAGTCGCGGTAGAATTTTGGTGCACCAAATTCATCGGTGGCCTGAGCAATGTGATAAAGCTCATGCTCTACCAATGCGCAGAATTCGAGGTCACTGCATTGCGAGCAGAAGTCACCGGCTAGCGTGATGATGAAATCGGGTTTGCGTCCGAACCACTCATACATTTGCTGTTCCATTCTGGCCTTCTGCCATCCGCCGGCGCGCATCATTACCTCTTCAGCCTGACCGAGTACGGTACGACCCTGCTTGGTGAATGCTGTGGCCGCCCAAAGGAATGCAATGTCAGCTTCAAGCAGGTGCGAGTGATCCGGGTTATGCAGCTCACCATCTTCACTGATGATTTGCTCTATGACCCACTCATGGACGCCCTTTGCCGGGATGAGCTTGATGTAAGGCGCGAACTCTTCAACAAATTCGACTGGAGGATATGGGCGGTTTAAGTTCTCGTTTGCCATATTTGCTCCAATAAAAAACCGCCCGGAGGCGGATGTTATTTAAAGTGATCTTATGGTATTTCGTTTTCTGTTAAGTCCCTTTGTAGACAAAAAGAATTTTTCTCTCCTAGTAGGAGTTCGAATTTGCCTAAAGAAACGAGCGACTCAAAAAGTTCAATGTCGGATGCTCTCCCAATGTCTTTGAAAACATTTTGGCTAATTTCATCGCCCTCAAAAGATAGGTAGAACTTTTTGGTTACCTCATCGTAGAACTTATTAGCCTTTAAAGGCAGCGAGTCAAATCCGGCTATTCTTACTAAACACGTTAGCATGGCTACACCTCTCACAGGACATCCTAATAACAGGCTAGCCAACAATACATTCCATGTAAACAATTGATTTATAATGACGAACTCGTCAATCCAGTTTGCAACGCTTTACAGCGTGGCTAACCGTTATCCCTTGTCGGAGATATTCATCATCAGGCGCACTCGCAAATGCGCCTTGGGATGCTCACTCTTCTTGCTCGTCTGAGTGCTTATCCCATTACTCGCGGAAATGTGACGGGTTTTGACTACCTTGTAGTGACATAATGACCTCAATGCTAAGTGGGCCGATGCCGCAACGATTCACAGCGTGGATCGCCTGTGCTTCTTTTCAGATTTTTCTTTGTGTGGCTTCTTGTCATAATAAAAGCACTGATAACTGACTGTATTGATTATACAAATGAAAAAGATGTTCTTATCCACACTGTGTCTAGTTAGCTGCTTATCATACGCTGACGACAAATTTTTGGATTTACCTGTAATCGCCCCTATAAGTCCCAATGTGGAAATGACTTCTCCTAGTATTGGGCAGATTTATAGCTATTGCGTGAGTGGCTCTAACTCCGAAGAAACAAAACAAAGCAGAAGTGACTGGTCTTATTGCTCTGGATTCATAGCGGCAGCTATGCAGCAAGCGGCGCGTGGTGGTGCAGGGACTTGCCCTCCAGTCACATTGCGCCAAATCTTTAATCCTATAGACAACCGAAACAAGAAGTACGAATCCAGCCACTCTGACCCGCTTTACGATAAGGCCGGTAAACTTGTAGGTTCTACTCTTCACTCAGACTTCATCGATCCATGGAGTTCGCCAGCATTACCTGTTTTGGTTGACACTCTGAAAAGCCTAGGCTGCCAGTGATGCACAGGGCGCACTCATATATGCGCCCTGTGATGCTCATTCCGAAGCTCTATACCACGCCTGCCATCGGTAAGTGTTGAGTCGAAGCGTTCTCACACACTCCGCATTCTCAACGTCCGATTGCAGATCCGCATCACTGTCCTTTCCCGCTGGGCTCAGTTTGCACGGTGGGCTCATTAAATCCTGAGATATTGTTGGCCGCGTCGATTGCTCGCTGCCGCATGCTGACAGCGTCATCATCAAACCGGCACACAGTGCGATTCGGATCCTGAACATATTTCACCACATCGCGGTAAATGGTTTTGTATATGACCCTTCCCTCAGCGTTGGCTGTTGCAGCTTTTGCTTCAGTGGGAGCCAGTTTTGCTTCGGCCTTCTGCTTCTTAGCTGCATGATCGGCGTTTACTTTGTCGCTGTGGGCATACCAGCCATTCAGATAGCGGATTTCTCCGTAACCTACGGCTGCAGCAAACATCAATGCGATGGTGACCAGTAATGTGCGAAGGGTGAATGTCATTTATCCAAGCCCCAGCATGTTAACTCTGATTCCTGGTCGCGCCGCTCAACTTGCCCGAAGCAGTTATTCGAACGAATGCGGCAGTCTTTGCCGCCATCGAATATCCAGCGCTTCATTTCAGCGCACGCGCCTTTGCGATCGCCTGCATTAAGCTTGCGGTAGAACGTGGAAGGCAGGCATTTGCCGGGGCCGATATTCCACGGGCAGAATGAAGCGATACCGACCTTTTGCGGATTGGTCAGCGGTACGCGAACGTTCTTCTCGACCCACGCCAGCGCTTTAGCCTGCTCGGCCCTGTCGATAGCTTCACACTGAGCGGTAGTTAACTTCATTCCCCTCACTACCGGCTTCCCATCAACTCGCGTGACGCCACCGCAAATAGTCCAGATGCCGCCTGCGTCCTGATAGGCCGTCAGGCTGGAACCTTCTTTCTCTTTCTGGAATTGAGACATTAACGCCGGAGCAGATGCGCCAGCTGCAATCAAAGCCAGCATTGCAGCACTAAGGCGCGTTTTTAGCTGAGGCGATAAGGCCATATCTATTCCTTCGCAGCGTCGAGAACCCGGTTAATCCCCTGAATGACTTCTGGAGATTTCTGTACAGCTGGCGAATCTTTTGCCCCTTGCAGATAGTCGAGCACTGCTTGTGCACGGACGCGGTCCAGTTCGAGGCGCTCGCGCTCACTGCGCATGCTTTCCTCAATTTCCTGCCGCTTCAGTTTTTCAGTGCGTCGCTTATCCAGATACCCAAAGATGGCTATCACTAAACCTGCCACGGCGGTGATCATGTACACACGGTCGAGTGTCACTACACCGGCAAGGCTCGAAAGAGTTGCCATCCAGGTGCCCCCGCTGATTGCCGCATCGGCATGTTGATTCATACGCGTCATACCTACCCCCATTCATGCGGGGACCTGATCAATTAGGAGTTGTCTACTTTCTGAACTGAGCAAGTCCGGTTAGTCTTTTCTTGTCGAGAGAAAACACCGTTCCGCCGTTGGGTAGCCAATAAGAAAGAATCCGCCTGAGTGCGGATTTTTTTATGCATAAAAGACGCCCGATGCCACACAGGATAACGAGGGATGTTTGGATTGATTGGCACGGGCGAAAGAAGTGATCAGCTCTATGGCTGACCTTTAATCTCAGGCAATCGCAAAAGTGCCTGATTTTGAGATTTGGAGCATCCTGCCGGATTCGAACCGGCGTCATCTGGTTGGAAGCCAGAGATACTTAGCCGCTGTACGAAGGATGCAGAAACGAAAAAGGCACCGCCAAAGCAATGCCTTCTTCATAAGATGAAAAATTATAATCTCGTTTTTTTGAATTCGAAAAAACGAAGAGACTTTACAAAAGTCATGACAACGTAGCTTATTAAATTTCTTCTAAGGCGAATGAAATCTATGGTTTCGTCAATTTCTCTAAGGTGACTTGCATCATAGCTACTATTAGCACTCCAGAACTTCTTCAACCTTTCAAGCAGCCAAAGTGTTCTTGGATAATACTTTCTATGATATCTAAGCTCGTAAACAGCATCTAATTGATATGCAATGTAAACTTGACCGTCATCACCGCGCCCTTCGTTTATTTCTTTAATGAGCAGTCTGTATCGGTCAAATCTTTTTTGTTCTCTCTCTGACAAAACCTTTTGAAAGAAAACCAAAGCAGTCCAAAGACCGCCTGCGAAGAGACCTATTGCAGCGGACAAAACTTGCCATGAGCTTGCAATATCAGCTTTGAACCAACTTATGATTCCATCAATCATACCCACCTCCTTAATCAGAAGGGATGATCGGCAGAATCAATTTAAACTTTAAAAAAAACGCCTCGTGATTGGTGAGATCGGAGGCGCTTTTAATTATCACAGAGTGATGGAATTGCTCTTTAAATTTACGCGTCAAACATCAGTGCGCAACTTCAACTGTTGAGAATCATATCCCCAGCTTCCTGAAAAGTAAATAGCCCACGATAAATTAATGAGCTATTTCCTATTGCGCTATGCGGTGACCTTATTCAATGTTGTGTTAGCCCATGATTCCTCTATCTCCAACTTGCCAATAAGTTGGTCATAGAACGGCTTTCCACTTCGGTCCCATGTTGCCAGACCAATACTCTCGGCAATCTCGCAAATAGCCCTGAATGCTTCCACGGCTGGGATGCGCTCATACCCTCTCCCGAGGCAGCGCTTACAGTCGCCCATTACCGGCACGCCCTGCTTCTCTGTCTCTACTTTCATCACTGCCCGCCCGCGCCCGTTGCAGTCCCGGCACGCTGTCGAAATCACACCTTTGCCACCGCACTGTTTGCACAGCACGCGCACCGTTTCTTCTACGCTTCTGGCATAACCACCTGATAGCGGTGATTTCATCGAGAATACATCGGCTTCGATAAACCCTTTGGCATGGCAGCATTCGCACGGCTTCACACTGGCAGCGCTGCGGCAGTAATCCATGTAGGCATAAGTTGCGAGAGTTTGCATAACGGCTGGTTTAATATCAGTGTCGAGTTTGCGTAAGGCTGGAACCTTATCGCAGGTTTGAAGTGCATATTCAGTTAACAGGGATACGGCGCGTGCGGCGTCGTTCTCACTTACTCCAACTTTCCCCATGAAAGCGCTGTAACCAAGTGGTGCGATACTCAAAGCCATTCCCATGGCAGCAATGTAGTCAGTGCCGGTAAGCGTGTCTGGTGAAGTCTGTGGCGCTGTTCCGCTGAAGTTCTGCCCCTTCGGAAAATGGTACTTCACTGTCGCTTCAAGCCCCATAACGCGCACCTCTCAATTTAAGTTCAAGTTTGATGATCCGGTAATTTATCTCCGCCATGCCGCGCATCTTCATAATGCGTAGCCGGAGCCACTTCTGTCTGAGATATTCGGTCATGCGGCCTCTCTTTGCTTATTCAGCTCTCTGGTTTTTTGCCGGTAATGCGCCGTCAGCTCCTGCAGCTCTTCCCGCGTCCACTTTTTCAGCTCATGCGGCCCCATAAGGCGATCGAACGCAGCCTGACCGATTTTCTTGATCAGGTTTGGCGTGTAGTTTTCGATGTTGCCGGAGAGGTGCTGGTTACAGGGAACGCACTGCTTATGGCAGTTGGTTTCGTCGTAACGTGTGGCCGGTGATGCGCCGCGGGTGCGATAGTGGCCTGCGTCATATTTGCCCTCATGAAAACGCCCGCAGCTGATGCACGGCTCGGCGGCGTCACGGGTGCGGATATATTCGTTGAAGGCGGCTTGTGCTTGTTTGTGGAAGTGGCTGAGGGGTTGTAGTGCTAACTTGCGGACTTTGATACTGCGTCGTTCCTGCTGGGCTTCATCCTTTCGTCGTCGTTCTGCTTCCTGTATCGACTTCTGCCGGTCTTTTTCTCTTTTGGCTAATGCGATTACCGTTCCGCATTCCGGGCTGCACCACGTTTGATTCTGAAAGGCTGGATGGAACCATTCGCGGCAGTCGGGGTTTTTACATCGTCTTCTGACTTTCCTCATCGCTTCCTCCGCACATCCTGAAATTCGGGTCGCTCATTAGCTCCACCTCGCAAGCGCTGCAGCAATAGGTCTCGCAATCGGCCAGGGTAATGGCGCAGAACACGCACACCAAAGCAGATAGCTCGCCAGCGCCAGTAGGCGGATTTGATGGTGAGGTGTTGTTCATAATCTTCCCATTGCATGTCGCAGTCGCAGGTTTCGCAGCTGATGGAGTAGTGATGCTTATCTTCACTGGTGAGGATGGTGTGGCAGCGGTGGCAGCGTTCACGCATGTTGAACCTCCATGAATGCCTCTATGAATCCTTTCGCGACTTCCGCGTTGATCGCGTTACCGTAGGCGCGCAATCGTCCCACTCTTTGGGTAGCGCCATGAGCCAGCGGGAATGAGCCGGGTTCAACTGGCCTCCACTTTCCATCCCGGCAGAGGAGCCAGTCAGAATCTCTCCAGAACCCGTTAACCGGATTGGCTGGGCTATCGACGCAAAATCCTGCAGGCGCTGCTGTATTTTCGTGCCGTCCTTTCTCTTCATGCTCATTGCATTTTCCGGGGTCGGCGTCCTGTCGTTGCTCGCTGCTGTAGGCGTCGGCCATCCCGACAATTTCGCTGTACCCGGCAGCTTCAGGCAAACTTTCGGTGCCCCGTCCGGATGCTTCCCGCTGTAACAGTGGGTTGAACCTGTCGCATCGTTCGCCACTGGCGTCTGCCAGCCCGCTAGCTGTGCTTCCGATTGAAGGTTCATTCCACCTTGACGGCCGCTCGTTCCTGCTCCGGTTCCGTTGTTCGCTGTCGGAGTTGGCCACCCAGAAGAGTCGCTGCCTGATGTGCGGCGCACCGAAGCCCGCAGCGCAGATATCAAGAGCTGCTGCGGCGTATCCCGTTCCTTCCAGGTCAGTTTGTACAAGGTCGAACCAAGCAAGGCCGTCTTTGCTCGCAACCTGCTCTCCAAAGACTGTCTCAGGTCGCAACTTTTCGATGAGGTAGTGGAAGTGGGGCCAAAGGTGCCGCTCGTCATCAAACCCAGCGCCCTTGCCCGCGTCGCTGAAAGGTTGGCATGGGCAGCTTCCTGTCCACACTGGCCGATCGTCACTCCATCCTGACTGGCGGAGCGCGTAACTCCAGACGCCGATTCCAGCGAAGAAATGACACTGTGTGAAGCCTCGCAAATCTCCGGGTGTAACATCCTCAATACTCCTTTCATCAACAACGCCGGCGGCGATGTGTCCTGCTTCAATTAAGTTACGCAGCCATTGGGCGGCGTAGGGGTCGATTTCGTTGTAGTAAGCCGTCATCGCGTGAACCTCACTCTGTTAGCCACAGATTGGCGCAGCCCTTCCAGGTAGCTGAAAGTGGTCACTTGGGATTCAGTGGGTTGTGGCTGGCGTTTCTTGCGGGGTGATTTGGTGTCGTAGATGGCGTGGTTTTCGTAGCGTTCCCAGATGGACTTGCGTCTCTTCATCTCACCCTTCTCCTGCTATCAGTCGCGTTGTGCCTGATTTGTGAAAGCATGGCTGGCGTTTTCTTCAGGCCAAGAAATGTCGCCTTGGAGTTGATTGCCTGCTGGCTTTTGCCAAGCAGCTCGACAAGTAAATCTGTGGGTGATGAGGGGTATTCATTGCAGAGGATTTCGATTTCCTCTCGACTCCAGTGGCGTTTAGGCATTTTGTTTTTCCTTCAGCTTTTGGTATTCGCAGTCGTGCGGGATTGTCAGCGCCAGGCCGAACTGCGCACACCACCGTTCAACCTGGTTCAGAAAGAAATGCATCTCTCCGGTATCAAGGCTGGATGTGTGCCGGGGTTCGTAGGTGGTGACCTTCTCGCCGGTGACGAAGTCGGTGTAGGTGATTTCTTCGCAGCCAAGATAGGTGCGCTTGAGGTTTCGCTTTACCCATTCAGGCGTGGCGTCGGCACGGCCGGATTTAATCAGATAGGCGCTGATTTCGGCGTACCACATATGGGATAAGGAGTTCTGGTTAATGCTGCGTTTTTCTTTCCACGGCTTAACGATTAGCCGGTAGCTTTCGCCAGATTCGAGCAGAGGAAGAAGTTGTTGCCCGATGGCGAAGAAGTTCGATTTGTGCAACCGAACCCCATTTTTAGAGATATCGGTCATGTGATTTATTATGTTTATATTTAAGCGGTGCTTATTTCCCTGGTGTTGTTCCTAGTTACTTATTCGGATACGGCCAGGAGTGATCTATGCCCGCAGATGAAAGGATTCCGGTAACGGCCAGATAAGCCAAAACCAGCGCGAATATAACAATTGCTGATATTTCAAGTGTTTTAATGAAATGATGCTTAGCCATAAATATCCCTCTTCAGTTTGGGTGTATTGAACTCTCCATCTGAAAATAAGATGTTACCGGTAAAGCGCAAGTCGAATTCACACCATGAAACATAAAGCAGAACTTATTGATTTTTTGCGGTGCGAAAATACAACTTCCAGGATTAACAGCAATCAGCGCCCTTGGTTTGGTCGTTGATGCTCGACTTTTGCTGCCGGTTTGCTCTCACCAAATACCCGCTTAATCAGCTCAGCGCGGGTCAGTCCGTGAATTACCTGTGTCATGCGAACTCCTTAACTTTCATGCCGGCCGATTTGATAGCGTCCACCACGTCACGCTGGTAAAGCTGTGGCTTGAACACGCCTTCGTACCAGTATTCGCTGTCGTTAATGTCGGGCATTTCTACTGCGGCCGTATCAGTCAGCGTTATGCCGCGGCTGATACCCTTCACGCGATGGATATGGCCCTTTCTGACCAGTACATCGACGTGCAGATAAGCGTTGCTGGGGCAGTAGCCGAAGTGCTTACCAATTTCGGTGTAGGTGGGTGCGATGCCGTTTTCAGCGATTTGCGAGCTGATGAACTGCAACACTTCGCTCTGGCACTGTGTGAGGTATTTGCTCATGATGCGGCTCCTTCGCGGCCTTCAAGCCAGAAGAAAAACGCGCGATCGACAACGGCATCCCGATAGCCCAGATATGTGCGGCGTAGGTCATGCTTATCTCCGTGCACGCTGCGGTACAGACGTTCAAACCTGATGCGGATTCCTTCGCTCATGATTTACCTCGCTTCAGGGTGGCGCGAAGCATCGCAACGCCGTCCATTGCCTTCTCGCTGGTTGATGGGATGGAGAGCTTCAGCAGCTGCTTTCGCGGCTCCGGTATGTCTTCGCCAGATTCGATGCGCTGCGACATCTTGCGGAGCTCTGACCGGCACTTAACGCGCAACTCTGCTTCGCTGAGATTTCCGGCGCGCATCATGCTGTACAGGCCAGTGACCATCCAGTAATCAGCGTTGGTCTTCCACGGGTATTGCTCAGGCGATGCATAGTCGCCACGCTTGGCGCAGTAGGTCATGACCGTCGAATACAGCTCGTCTTCGTCGGGCATGCCTGCAGCGCTGAATGACGCCTCCTTGCACCACTCAATGAACTGGCCCGGTGATGGCAGGAACGGCGATCCGCTGGCGCGAGCGTGTTTCATGCCCGCTGATAGCTGCTGCTTGCTGTGAATGCCGTTCTCGGCGAAAGCGGCGATCCACTGGCGCTTTGCCGCGGCTTCGTCATTCGGGTTCTTCCAGGCGGTGCTGACCGATGCTGGAAATACCTGCTTCAGGTTGGTGAACAGCGCGTCAACCAGTCGCTCGACGCCTTCATGCACGCCACGGTCTAACGGCTGCGGGCCGTCACCAGCCAGGCGGGCCAGCGCGCTACCATCTCGGTTCTGAATTGCTGATACGAGTTGTCTCATAGGAATTCATTCTCCCAGGCATCACGGCTGTTCCAGTGCTGAGCGGGTTGCTGCGGCTCTGGCGCCTGTCGGTTTCGGTTAGGTTGGTTCATTTGGGCTTTGAGCGTGTCCCACTTCTCGCGGAGCTTTGCAGGGCTCATAACGTTTGTTTGCCAGAAGTGATCGGCGTTGGCCCATTTGAACAGCTCACATATTTCGTGATGGCTGACGTTCAGGGCATTGCGCATCAGTCGGATGTCGTTCGACCAAGCTGGAAAATTAGGCTGCTGCGCAGTAGGTGCGACGATCACCACCTTGCAGAACATCCACTCAGCAGCCTTCAGGTCGTCAGCCGTTCCCCACTTGTCACCCTTGGGTGATTGAATGGCTGCATCAGGACGAAGAACTGGAAGCTGCCTGGAGGGTGTGTCAGGGGATTCGTTAGAATTCTCTGACGTAGTGTTTTTAATACTGTTCTTGTTCTTGTATTGGGTGGCTACCGTTTTCGGGAAGGTTTTTCCTGCTTTCGGGAAGGATTTTCCCGTTTTCGGGAATTTTGTTCCCGCTTCCGGTTTATCTAAAATCCATGCTGAAATCTCAGTATTTACCCCTACAAGTTTCATCATCCCTTGCTTCTGGCTGAAGATAATTTTTCTCTCTGCCAGAGATTTGATGGCGTCCGATACATGCGTATCGCTCAACCCTGTTAAGTCGGCGATCACCGTGTTCGTCACCCTGTCCTGTTTTTTATTCCATCCGTAGGTGAGCCATATCACCGCTTCGAAACATTGCCATTCCCTCCCTGATAATCTCAGGCGTGGTTTTAGCTTCTGGATTTCATTGGCGGTCTTGGTGTACCCGTTGGACAGGTCGGCCATGTGACCTCCTGTTTGCTCGGTTTTCTTGGGGAATGTAATGACCTGGGCGAGGCTCATGAGTCCTCCCTAATGCCATAGTGGGATTTGGCTTCATTGATGATTGCGATGGCTTCCAGTGCCTGAAGGCCAGTTTCAAAGTCGAGGCTGATTGCGAATGTTTCTTCTGCTAATTCCGCTTCACAGTTCTTAGCGATCAGCTCAATCAATTTCCGCATCTTGGCTGAACTAAACTGCGGCATAGCAGCGCTGCGTGACAGCTTGGTTTTGCCAGCAGCCTTTACCTTAGCCATCTGCTCAAGCGCTACCGATCCAGCTTTTGTCCCATGCTCGCGTGAGAGCGCCACTGCTGTTGTAGCCGCCACGGCGCCAGACTTAACCATTTCGATCAGCTCGTCGCCACAGGTAAGCAACTGGAGATGGTGATCGACATCAGATTGTGAGCGTTTAACGCGCTTAGCGATCTCTGCCGGTTCCCATCCCTGATTAGCAAGGCGCTGATATGCCGCCGCGCGCTCCAGTGAAGTGAGCGGCTTACCCTGGCTGCTGGTGACCATGAAAGCAATGCGCTCGGCTTCGGTGCCGGAAAAATCCTTGCACTCAAGGCGTGGGATTTCGGTACCGGATTGAGTCGCCAGCAACGCACCGTGATAGCGGTGGTGACCGTCGATTATCTTGATGCCTTTGTCGGTCACCTGGACCGCCAGAGGCGGCACAAATTCTCCGGCGATATAAGCGTCGCGGAATTCTTCGATATGCGCCTGATCGATTTCACGCACGTTGTAACCCGGCTCGATATATAGCTCAGACAGCGGCACCAAGAAAGTTTTCTTGGCTGACATTTCGGTGCCGTTTTTCTCTTTAGCCTTGTAAAGCGAAAGTAAACTACTCATAATTACTCCTGTATGTTGATCCAGTTAATCCATACATCAGGCCGAGAATGAGTTACCGCTCATCTCGGCTTTTTCTTTGCCCAAAATCAGGGCCACTTCTTTCGCCACTGCTTTAGCCAGTTGCGCTGCGTCGTCATCAACAATCCCGTATTCCAGAATGTCGATAGCCATGCTCATCTGCCGGAAGAAATTTTTCTTCATGCGGCTGACCTGGTACTCGGCGATACCCAGCCTTTCAGCAAAGGTTTTCTGGCTGATTGATGCCAGCTTATTCAGCAGTGCCGACTCGATGCGGCGTGCGTTCTTGCTTTGAGTTGCTTGTTCCATAGTTGATACTTGTCCTTGTTAGTTAATTGGTTGCGTGACATTGCGGTGAGCAAGTCACATGGGTTTTGCCCTGGTGTTCCGAGGGCGGTCAGATTGATAAAGAGCGGTGCCGCTTATGCGGCGGCGTTTTTGCTGCTTGGGAATGGTCGGGTTTCTTCTGCAACAACCTGACCATCAGGCAAGGTCGTGATAAAAATCTTCCGGCCAACTCGTACTGCTTTGCTGATTGCCGTCTGGTGAACGCCGATAATGTCGGCGGCTTTTGCCTGACCGTTCTCCTTGACGTAATCAGCGAGAGTGATCTTTTCCATCGGTTTCCTCCGCGTGATTACCGATGGAGTAATAATACTACGAGTATTAATTAAATCAATACCTACGGTATTTCATATTTTAATAACTGAGGTATTAGAATCAGGGAATGAAAAACACAAAGACGTTGACGCCGGAACAGCTGGAAGACGCTAAGCGCCTCAAGGCTCTGTACGAGTCGAAGAAGAAAAGCCTGGGCATTACCCAGCAACATATCGCGGACGCTCTGGACATTACACAGGGTGCCGTAGGTCATTACCTGAATGGCCGCAACGCGCTTAACTTAAGCGCAGCTTTAACTTTTTCTCGCTTACTCCAGGTTCCTGTTTCTGATTTCAGTCCATCGTTGGCAAAAGAAGTGGATGGAGCCTCTGCGCCCGCGCTCGATAAAAACGTGACCTACGCTGGACCATACGAACCAAAAGGAAGGTATCCTATGCTCAGTTGGGTCAGCGCAGGACAATGGGAAGAAGCAATGGAGCCCTATTCGATCAGCGAGATAAACGAATGGTATGAATCTGATGTGCCGATTCAGGGCACAGGATTCTGGCTGAAAGTCGAGGGCGATTCGATGACGGCACCGATCGGGCAAAGCATTCCCGAAGGCCACAGTGTGCTGGTTGATACCGGTAGAGAAGCAAAAAATGGATCGCTTGTAGTCGCTAAACTAATTGATGCTAATGAAGCGACATTTAAGAAGCTCGTCATCGACGGCGGGCAGCGCTACCTAAAAGGCCTTAATCCTGCATGGCCGATGACACCCATCAACGGTAACTGCCGCATCATTGGTGTTGTTGTTGAATCCAAAGTTAGATACGTGTAGCTACACCCCACTTAATCGAGCCGCCTAGAGCGGCTTTTTTATTACCTGCAAAAAATAAATTCCTTTCACAATCATAATTTTAATACTTCCCATATTATTTTTAATACTCTGGGTATTGCCATAAAATAATACCTAGAGTATTGTTTACCCCATCAGCAGGACGCTGACGAACAACGAAACGGATTTCAGCTCTTTAAAAATTTAGCCCTGTGAATACACAGGCCGAGGCGAGTGCTTCGGGCAAGAGATAGGTGGAGCTTACGCCAGTCAGGATGGTGGACCTGAGAAGCCTATGAAGTTCGGAAACGTCACGGGTTCCGGCTCTTGCACCCAAGCACTCATTGAGGAATACCCATGAACAGAAATCAACGTCGTATGGCTGCGTACAACGCACGTAAAGCCACTGAACAGATTGAGCGTGACGGTTACACCAAAAGAATCGATCGGGCCTTTACGAAGCTCTCATTGGGCTGCACGGCGAAGGTTGCCCGCGCCACCTCCTCCCCTAGTCTGCGTGATAAGCAGGAAGGTGGAGGGGTATGTTTACCGGATGTTGCTCAGTTCGCAGCTGGCTATCGGAAATCTAAAGACAACGTGACGGCGAGGTGAATGCATGAAGCAAATCAAATCGATATTGAGAAGTCGCAATCCTGAAGAAAGAGCAAAGGCTGCGGCAGGCTTATATCTCCATGGTAATTGGGTGTACATCCTGCCAAAGGAAGACAGATTCCTGAAGCGATACATCCGAATGCACAACCATGTAACGGCTGCCTAACCAGCAGCTTTTTTTACGCCACCTGTTCACTAAACAGCGTGGACGCAGCAGACATTTAAGAGGTGAGTATGAGTAAATCATGGCTCGTGCCATTCCCGGATTCAGAAGCAATACATGAGGGAATGCCAGTGTTCTGGAAGTTCCAAACCACCGTCGAAGAGGATGGCATAAAGGTTTATGCGCTCCAGTACTTGGCATTCCATCAGACGGAGCATTATGCCTGGCTAGTTCCGGCTCACTGGATGGATCAGTTTGGCGGTAAAGCTGAGCCTGAACGCTGGCTTGCAGAATGGAAAAGCAAGAAAGGTCGCTATGCAATCAAGAAGGTCGCCAAGTCAGCTGAGCGGTCATTTGCCTTCCCCTCCAAGCAACTGGCAATTGAAAGCCTGCTGCGCCGCAAGAAATACCATCTCATGCGACTCAAGCAGGATATTGCCGTGGTTACCACGGTTGTAGCTGAACTCAAGCAGATTGACAGAGAAAGCCCTCTGATTGACTACAACTTCGGTCATAACGCCGAAACAGAAGCTTGGGTTTTCTAGTATTAGCCCCATCGTGGACGCAGCAGAACTGATAAGAGGTGAGTATGAAAGTTAGAGAGCTGATTCAGGCACTTCAGGAGGAAGCAGAAAAACGGCCTGACTTTCTGGATAAGGATGTCACGGCGCAGGCGTAAGAGCTGGATGCAACCGCGACAGTAAACGGCTTCGCTGAAGCCAGCACGTTCATCTATCTGACCACTGATTGCCCTGAGCCTGATGAAGATGGTTGGGATGACGATTTCGAGTACGAAGATTCAAACAATTAAGCCCGCCCCCGAGCGGGTTTCTTTTTACCTACACAAAGGCCAAAACCATGAGCACACAAGATTGCATTATCTGCTGGGTAGTGACTGTTTTGCTGATGGGGTTGGCGATGATAGCGAGGATTTGAGATGGAAGGATTTAAAGGCACACCAGGGCCGTGGCACATCAGGTCAAAGGATGTAGGTAGCGTAGGAACAGATATCCAGATGGTTCACATCTGTATGAACCCAATTGATGTTGTTTTGGGAATGACTGATGAAGACGAAGCCAATGTCAACTTAATAGCCGCAGCGCCTGAGCTTCTTGAGGCGCTCCAGGAAGCAATGAAATTCTCAATGAGCGAAGAAGCTTACAACAAATGCGCTGCCGCAGTGAGTAAGGCGCTGGGCCAGTAACCACTGACAACGCTCACTGCCTCCGGCAACGCTCCGAGCACTTACACACTTCATCCCAGCATTTCGCCCACTTTTTACGCCATGTGAAAGGCCGTCCACACACGGTGCAGACTTTGGTTGGGAGTTCACTTTTCTTCATAACGCACCTCATCTGGAAAGTGATGCAGAGGGATTATTTTAGATGAATTTAGAGTGGTCGCAACGATGCGGCCAGTAACAACTGACAGGAGATAGAGATGGAGTGGATTAAATGTAGTGAGCAACTTCCCGAGTTAATCGATGATTTGTGCCTGGTATATTCGGCAACTGGTGGTGACCAGTATGGATTCCCGGTTGGCGGTTACGATTGCGTGCATGTCCAAGATTACTTTGGTGACGTAACAAACGGTCTGAGCGTGAATGGCGAACAGTTATACACAAAAAGGTACCTTCATAGCGGCATCACGCATTGGATGCCATACCCCAAATTACCCACAGACTAGCAGCGCAATGGCTTGTGTTTACAGGCCATGACGGTGCTAGTCACCAACGCTTAAGAGTCGAGCCCTTGAGCAACAAATAGAAAGTTAGACACCTTATGGGCTGCGCAATGCGGCCCTTCTTTTTTCCAACACCAATCAACCTAAATTTTCAGGAACCCATGATGAACTACGCCATCGTGGGTGGACCCGTCGTGGGTTTCACCCAGCATAACGAATCACAACTTGACCGTCTCGTTCGCCGCCTCCGCTCTGGATGGCGCTCTCTTATCGACACACTGAATCAGCCAGGCAACTCATTATGAAAATCCGCTATTTCAATAAGGCCCAAGAGCTTTCCAGAGAAGCGCATCTGTTTGGCGATAGCGCTAAGTGGGCAATGGCAATGCAGTTACTACGGAGGGCGCACCAATGAAATTTCGAACTTACGAAAAAGACGGCAAGGAAGTTCAGGCGATTGCCGACAGCCTGCCGGATGACGAGCTGGACATCATCGCCGCGCGCGTTGACGAGATGATGGAGCAGCACAAGAGCAACCCGCTATTAGCGCCTATGTGCACTTTCATGCTGCGTCATTTTGATAACCCGGTTATCGGCATGTTCGATATGGATGACGAAGCGGTGGAGGCGGCTGAGGCGTTCCTGCGCGACATGATGGTAACGGCGGCAAAACGTGAGCGTGCGATCGAGATTTGGAAGCACAACCACAGCTATGACGAGGTGGCGTGATGAGTTTTGACCTTATCGAATTCGTTAAGAAGCAGGAGCCGCTATTCGTTGGAGCGGTTTCCGACCAATCAATCACATGGGCCAAGGAAAGCCAATTTGCCATTCAGCTGTTCCAGAAAAATGACTTCCTCGCAAAGACAGCAATCAGCAACCCAATCAGCGCACAGAACGCGATCATCAACGTCGCTGCTATTGGCATCAGTCTAAACCCGGCGAGCAAGTTGGCTTATCTGGTGCCGCGTGACGGGATGATATGCCTCGATATCAGCTATATGGGGCTACTGCACATTGCTCAGGCGGCAGGCGTCATTAAGTGGGGTCAGTGCAAGCTGGTTCACGCCAGCGACACATATGAAACCAACGGACTGGATAAGGCACCGACGCATAAATACAACGCTTTTGTTAAGCCAGAAGAGCGCGGCGCGGTCATAGGTGGCTACTGCACAGTCAAGACGGCTGACGGCGACTATCTCACGGAAGAGATGAGCCTGGCGGAAATTGAAGATATCAGGAAGGTAAGCAAGGCTGGCACTTCACCCAAAGGTCCGTGGGTGAACTTTTGGTCGGAGATGGCAAGGAAGACCATCGTGAAACGCGCCAGCAAGTACTGGCCTCGCGCTGACCGCCTCGATAACGCAACGGACATGCTGAACGAAACGGAAGGCGTATTTACCGAACCAACAATGCCCTACACGCCAGAGGAAAAAGTAATTGAGGATGCGCAGCAGAAACAGGCTGAGTTTGATAAGCAGCTGAATGAGCTGTGTGAACTCATGCCGCTGTGCGCCTCGCTCAACGAACTAAAGGGCGTCTTCAAGACGGCATATCGATTGACTGCTGGTATGCCTGTCCAGCAGAACGTTCAGCAAATTTATCATGAAGCCAAAAACAAACTGGAGATAGCCGCATGACAGCCCTTTACCAAATCGCCAATGACTTTGCCGCGCTTACCGATTCTGGCATGGAGCCGGAGATGATCGCCGACACGCTGGACGCTATCGAATGGGAGTTGGAAGGGAAAGTTGAGCAATGTCTGGCAGTGTGCAAAAACGAGTCTGCCTATGCAGAAACCCTCAAGGAAGAGAGTCGTAAATTGGCAGAACGTGCACGCGCGGCGGAGAACCGCGTAACCAGCATAAAGGAATATGTTGCCAAATCACTGGAGACCGCTGGAAAGAAATCGCTTAAGGCAGGCATCCATCAGGTCACAGTGCGCGCCCCGTCAAAGTCGGTTGAAATCACTGACGCCGGCTCTATTCCGGCTGATTTTGTTGAGTATGAAACCACGATTAAGCCTAACAAACTGGCTATCAAGCAGCAGATTGAAGCCGGCATTGAGATTCCCGGCGCTCACATTAAGCTGGGCAAACCATCACTCATCATTAAATAGGCGGTGATGCATGCGCACCCTGCCAAATTACCGGCGGAATGGACGCCCCAACGAAGGCTTTAAGGAGAAAGTCGTTTATCAACTCAGCAAGCACGACATGACAGGGCGCGAATTAAGCGCCCTTTTTCATATGTCGCTCGGTCAGTTTAATAGCCTGATGCGTGGATGCCTGCGCGGTGAGACGGCGGTAATTGCCGCCAGCAATCCGGTGCCGGTGGATGCCTGCACCGACTACACCTACACGCTGGTCAGCACAAAGCGCACAACGCACCAAAACCCGAAGGCGATCGTCGTTTCATGGCGAGCTTTCGGCATGGCGACAGATGACAGTCAGCGCATAAAAACAGAGGCGGCACGGCGCCGCGCCAGATTAATCGACGCTGGCCTGTACCCGGTTGGCGAATGAGGGGAAAGAGATGAGTGAAGATAAGCGCGTAGAGATTGACCACAAGGGATTGCCTTTTTGGGATGACAAAGGCGTTTATGTCTTTTACGAAGACTACGCCGCCCTGCAGCAGAAGCTAGATGCGGTGCTGGCGGAGAACGTGGCGCTGAAGGACAGCCGTAAGCGTTTAGGTGAATTCATCATTGAGGAGATTGATGCTGAATACCCGCTGAATATGGAAATACAAACCCCAGCGACTGACGCCACCCTCAACGAGGTGCGGGCGGAGGGGGTTGAGTATGTCGCTAAGCACATGGACTCTTTACAGCATAACCTGATGGTTTCTTCAACATCAATCCGGGAGTATGCCACCCAACTCCGCGCCGGCAGCACCGAAGGAGGTGTGTGATGAGTGGACACTGTGAAAATTGCGGATGCCGTAAGGTTTCAGGCTACTGCACCAATTGTCAGGAGGAAGCTTATATCGCGTTTGAGCAGGCTCCCGAAATGCAATTCAGTGAAGAATTCATGCAGAAAGCATGGCGTCAGGAATCCGAGCGCGAGGCCAACCATGACTAACCAGCAACTAAAAGCACATTGCGAAGACGTTATCGCCAATCCGCAAGGCCATTCCGAGATGGTGCTCGCTATGGCTAAGGCGCTGCTGTCGTGTCTGGAGGCGGTGCCAGTTGGCTGGACTGATGAGGATGAAATTCGTGACTTACAAAAATGCGGGGTTGGATATCTCTTTAAGAATGACGAGGGCTCCAATAAATTCGCTGACCCTAGACGCATGTTGCTGATATACGCCGATCCGCCAATGCCAGAACTGAAGCCGATTGAGTTGCCAGAGATAATTTATGTGCGCGAACCTGGGTTTATTGGCTATGTATACGACGCCAATGAAATTGAAGAGGCACTAAAAAGGAACGGCATCCAGGTGAAATCATGATGACCGAAGAGCATCACTTAGCGAACGCATTGACGGCCTTCATCGGTCGCCCACTGGATAACCCGTTAACTCGCAGCGAAATCATGGAGACGGCTCGCATCGCACTTGCCGCACTCGCCCAACCTGCAAGCCCGGCTTTGAAGCTGCCTGATGGCTGGGTGGCGGTGCCGCGAGAAGCAACGCGTGAAATGATTGAGTCAGGCTGGACGTATTCTGTGCTGGAGAAGAACGCAACAGCAAAAGGCACATGGGCTTGCATGGTTGCAGCAGCACCCGCTGTTCCACACACAGCACCAATAGAGCCTATATGTGCCACAGGTGGTGCAGAGTGGGTGAGCAACGAGCGAGTCGAGGAGATTATCTACCGTACTGAAATGCTCGGGCATGGCGCTGGATATCTGCCTGATGAGGTGATTCCATTGGCGAAGGAACTGCTGGCGCTGCGCAAGGCATTCACGCAGCCAATTGTTTGGATTCACCAGACAACAGGCGCAAAGCTGAATAACTCTGTAATTGAGGATGCCAGAAAGCAATCCGGCGTATGGATACCACTCTACCGCAAACCTAACCTTCCCCTCTGACGCCATAGCGATATACTCCATCCAGGAGGATTCGCCATGTCACACAACTTAGCAGCACGCAGCAGAGAAGAGCGCGACAGGATAAACGTCGATTTGGCAGCATCTGGCGTTGCGTTTAAAGAGCGTATGAATCTGCCGGTTATCGCCATGGAAGTAGAGATGCAACAGCCAGCAGAGCTTCGTGAATACTTCAAAGAACGCCTGCAGCATTACAGGAATGTCGCGCTACAGTTCCCGCGCGGAAGCGATCCGGTTTATCAGAAGGAGGATATCAAGTGATTGAGATAATAGTGTTCAGACCACATCAATTCAGTTACAAGACCCTGCTTGAAATGTCTGGAGAGGAAGCTATGCATCATGGACTTATCTTCGAAGGAAAGAACTTCTCTGTTAATTATGTTGAATACCCGGCGCCAAAGAATGGTGGCATCAAGCGAATATGGTATGCGGTAGAAGAAGGGCTAGCTGTAGCTGAGGAGCAAGTTCTACATGCTGAGAGAAACCTGGATGCAAAATAAGTAAGTCTTTTTAAATCAACCTCGCCGCGGCGGGGTTTTTTATTACCTAAATTCTGGAAATAAATCATGTCTGACGAACTAGACCAAGCCTCAGAACTCGAAATGCTCAACACGCAGATAGCTTTGGCTAACCGGCCAAAACCAACCATGAAATTCACCGGCGCCTGTCACTACTGCGAAGAGAAAGTGGATAAGGGCTTCTTCTGCTGCCCTGAATGCAAAGATGATTATGAGCGCATTGAGCGTGCGGCTAAGCACCGGAGGGCGGCATGAAAATAACGCAGAGCACCATTCAGTAAATCGTCATCAGGGATGTCAAATCACTCGACCCGGTGAAAGTGATGATTGAAAACATCCAGCCTGGCGTAGGCAATATCACGATCACCTGCTTCGGCAAATCATGGACGTCATATTGGGGCTCGATGTCAGACCGTTCGATTCAGGAGTTCTTCGTAGACTGCAACGATTCCTACCTGGTTAACTGCCTTGATCGTGGAATCAGCAGCGTACTGGACGGTGATGATAATGACGCCAACATTGAGTTTGTTAAGCGTGAAATTTGCCAGCTGCGCAGGGATGGAGAAATATCACGACATGAAGCCGTGAGTTTTGGGAAGAGGCTGAAGTCTCGAACGACGTTAGAGAGAAGTGCTGTAGTTTTAGTTTAGGATCACCGCTCTTAAAACTGTTTGGTGATGAACCGTGGTACGCCGGCTGGCCGACCGTGCCTAATCCTGACTACGAATATCTGAATCGCATCGTGCAAACCGTCCGCGAAGCCATCAAGCAAACGTTAGCCGTTCCAGCCTAATCCCCCACCCCATTAACCTTTATCGCGCTCTGCGTGAGGAGTTGTTATGCCTAAAAGTTTATTCGTAACCATGCCAGATGAAAGCGTATGGGCAGTTCCAGTTGAAATCATCGCCCGCAATCGCGCTGCTTATTACGCACATGAAGTAGGCGGTGATATTGAGCGGATCCTTGCAGAAGACACAATGCCGCTATTCGATGCCAACCCGTTCGAGGTAGAGGATTGGGCAGCAAACAATATGAATTGGTCTGATGTTGTTCAGCATGCAGTGTTGATTGAAAAAGGAGATACGGATTTCGAGGAGGGATGGGCGAATGGTGAGAAAGAAGTTAAAGAGCTGTGACAACCACCTGCGAAGACATCACCCAGGCTGAGGTCATCATCGATTTCAGCCTTCTCGCTGCAGTAATCATCGCTTTTATCATCGGCAAACCACCTAAGGAGTGAGTGTGGCTATATGGTCACATTTGCTCTGATTGGGTGGGTTTGTTGCTATATACCGACACTGGAGAATTCGATTATGGAATTGCGCGAAGACACGCTCGTTGACCTGAAATTCATCATGGCCGATACTGGTTTCGGCAAGACCTACATCTATGACCGTGTAAAAGACGGCACCCTCTGCAAGCCCATCAAAATCAGCGGACGCTCTCGCTGGAAATATCGCGATCATCTGGAGTTCAAAAACAAGCTCATTTCCGGATGCGGCGGGTAAAATGCTGGGTAAAGAATTCTTCCAATCAAAGAAACTCTATATGGTGCAACTTGTTAGGCGGTGGATTAGACGTCTGCAGGGGACACCAGATTTTCATCGTTCTCCCGCTTAAAACAGCCATCTTGCCAGAGCAAGTGTCAGTCTAGCGGTGCTCATTATTCCCGCCACAATCCATTTCGTTTGTTGATTTATCGCCTGATGAAGATCGCTTTTAGTGGCGTAGTTCGATTTGATCACCGCGATATCCGTTTTCATTTCATGAATATCCGCTTCCAGCTTTGATACGCGCTTTTCCATGTTCACTCCTTGATTAGTTATTCACTCAAAACAACCAGCGAGCCAGTGCCAGCGTCATACCTGCGGTACTCAGCATCCCCGCGACTATCCATTTTGTCTGCTTACTTAACTCCTGATGAATTCTCCCAATATCCTGATGCACTTTGCCGATCTCCTGATAAAGATCGCTCTTGGTGACGTAATTCGACTTGATCACCGCGATATCCATTTTCATTTCATGAATATCCGCTTCCAGCTTTGACACGCGCTTTTCCATCATTATGGCTTCTCGTAACTTGTTATTTTAATCAATGGGATAGATTAAATTTCCTGCAAAGCATCCTACTCCAAAATCCATAGAAAAAATGCCTCACTGAGTTTGAGAATGCCTAATTGAGAGATGTGTTCAGAAAAAAAAAGGGGTTCTTGCAGCCGATTACAACGTTTTAAAAGTGAGATCGTAATCAGACGTGATCTTGGCGCCATGCCGATGGCGTCACGCCATGCAGCTGACGGAAGCGGTTACTGAAGTGACTCGAGGAGTGAAAACCGCAGCGCAATGCGATTTCTGTTAGCGTTAAACGGCTGAATTTCAGCAGCTGCAGCGCAGCATCCATACGGCGACGCATCACATATTGATGCGGGGCCTCGCCAACGCTGCTGCGGAACATGCGGGCAAAATGGTATTCGCTCAGCGCCGCTTCAGCTGCCAGTTGCGCCAGCGTTAATGGCTGATCGAGCTGCGCATCAATATACGCCATGACTCGCCGCAACACGGCGGGCGCCAGTCCGCCACGCACCTGCGGCGCTTGCCATTGCACATCGCTGTAGCGTTGCAGCAGATGCGTCATCAGCAACGTTGATGCGCTGCTGAGCATCAATTGATTCGCCGGCTGTTGCCAGTCGGTGCTCAGCAAGAAGTGGCGATAAAGTTGGGTGATGCGATCGTCCGCCGCGAAGATCTTTTCATGCAGATTGAGCTGCGACGGACTCCGATCCCAAATCTGCTCGCCCAAATGCCGCAGATGTTCGTCGGTGCAATAGAGATGCACAAACGACAAATCGGCGCGAATATCCCACACCGATTCTACCCCGCTGGGCATCAGGCAAAAGCGATCCGGGCCGCCGCCGTTGCGCCAGCCGTTTTGGGTTTTATGCCAGGTTTCATAGCCGTCTGCGGTATACAGGCTCAGCGTATGATGATCGCTAAGATTGGTGACGCGATCGCCGCTGTTAAACCAGGCCGCCAGCTTAATGCCGCTCGACAACTGCACACTGTCGCGCAGCTGCGCTTTGTGGCGCTGCAGCATGTTGAAGGTCTGGTAATCGGCCATGGTTCATATCACTCGAAGTTCATGAGCGCCCAGTGTACGGATCTCCGCAGACAGAAAA